CGGCAACGGCAATGCAGGCGCCAATGGAAACACAGGTGCCGCAGGTAACACAGGCAACAATGGCTCAGGTGCAACTGCAGGTAATCCAGGCAACGCAGGTGCTAATGGCAATGCAGGAGCAGCAGGAAACACAGGCGCCGCAGGCAATGCAGGCAACAATGGATCAGGTGCAACCGGTGGTAACCCAGGTGGATCTGGTGGTAGTGGTAATGCTGGATCGTCCGGATCACCCGGAAACTCTCCAGCTACTGTGTTACCCTTTAGTGCACACACAATTACGATTGGTTCTGGTGCAGCATCAGGATCAGTTACGGTCAGTTGGTCGAAGCAATAATAAATACACGGCACAATAACATTTTTTTGGTTAGGAGTTTGAGATGGCAAATTTAGTAAGAGTGTTTGATATTCATTTATATGTTGGATTAACAGAAGGCGCAGGCAAGTGCTATGAAATCGTTAAGTTCTTCAAAGAGAATAACATTCCATACACATTGTTAAATTATTCTGATCAGGTTGAGCATCACCAACATACTTTTAATGCACTTAGTTCTTGGAGATTTGGTCTAGATAATGAACAAACAGTGTTCACAGATTTTCCAATTGTAGTATGGAAGGAAGGATTTGATGATTTCACCTCATGTCCTCAATATTCGTTGTCATTGGAAGATTTGGTTACCCGTTCTGTAGTGACACGAAAAGACTTGATCAAATAATCGATTTGTTAGATACTGATAATACAATAACTATAAGGTCAATATGTTCAATAGATTGCGATCCGTTATCAAAACGGACGAAATAGAGTTCCTTTGTGATCCAAAAGATCATGGTATCATTCCTGAACCTGTGCCGTCGAACAGACATATGCCCGAATGGTTCAAGTATCTACCAGCTAAGGTTAACAAAGAAGAAAAGTTGGAGAATAGCACAATTAAGAGATGTGCTCCATTCTTAGATGCTCTAACTATTGGTTGGATAATTCCACTTTGTGCTGATGTTCAAATTGTTACAAACGAAGATGCATCTGGTGTAGATTACAAATGGCTGTTTGATAAACCAGTAATTGAAAATCATTCAATGGCTCAGGTAGGAACGGATGCTCATCCTAACGATCAGTTTCCTAAGCCTCCTATGAAGTTTTTGAACTACTGGATGATCAAAGTTCCCAAAGGTTACAGCGTATTATTCACCCCACCTCTTAATCGCGCTGACCCTCGTTTTACCTGTTTTTCTGGTATTGTAGATGATGGATATCTTGGAACAGATTGTTTAGAGTACATCAATTTTCCCTTCTTCTTCCATGAGAAAAACTTTACTGGTGTGTTGAAAGCTGGCACTCCTCTTGTTCAAGTCATTCCTTTCAAAACAGATGACATGATCAAGAAATATTCAGTCAAGAAAGCATCAACTAAAGACCTTGAGTTACGAGAACATACACGACGCCGTAGGCTTGCTCGTGAAAGCATTTATCGTAATTCACTGTGGAGAAAGAAATGAGTAATTACGTATTTTGTCCAATGCCAGACGTTAATGGAAAAGAGGAAAGCTATGCTTGGTGGGACAATGGTTTTTCTGACGAAGAAATTCAAAAAATCATAGCATACGGTGATGAGTTGATAGCAAAAGAGGGCAAGGATGCAACAGTTGCAGCTGGCGATGTAGTGACAGAGATCAGACGATCTAAAGTAGCTTGGATTTCAAACTCGGATGAAACTCAATGGTTATACGATCGCTTGGCATTTATCACACGAATGATAAATGCACAATTTTTTGATTTCGATTTATATGGATTTTCGGAAGATTTCCAATACACAGTATATCATGATACGGATCACGGGCATTATAATTGGCACGTTGACCGTGGTGTGCTCTCACCTGGTAGTGTACCTCGAAAGCTCTCATTGGTGATCTTATTGACAGATGATACTGAGTACGAAGGTGGAGATTTAGAGCTACAGTACGGTGCTGGATTGGCCCCAACTAAGGTAGATAAAGTTAAGGGCCGCGTGCACGCTTTTCCTTCTTGGGTCCTCCATCGTGTGACACCCGTCACTAAAGGCATTAGAAAGTCATTGGTTGTGTGGACAACCGGGCCAAAATTCAAGTAAGACCATACGTCGTCTAGTGATAAATACTATATCCCGATTAGGGTAATATAGGATTTCACCATGACACGACAGATTGATGCGAATACGCAGATTGACTTTACTTCATTCAACTTCCCAGGTCTAACGGTTAAGGAACCAGCAGTTGCAGCTACGACTGGTCCAATTACTCTTGCCAACTCACAATCAATTGATGGTGAAGCAGTAGTAAATCCTAATCGCGTTCTGGTTAAGGATCAGGCAGATGCATCAGAGAATGGTGTTTATGTTGTTGTGGATGCAGGAGCATGGACAAGAGCCACAGACTTTGATGGTTCACCTTCAAATGAAGTTGTAAAGGACACGTTCGTATCTGTTACAGAAGGTACTGTTAACGGCGGGTCTGGTTGGATTGTAACTTCACCAAATCCTATTGTTGTCGGCGTAGATGACATCAACTTTCAATTGTTCGTTTCTGGTGGTGGCGGTGGAAGCGGCTCTGTTACGTCTGTCGCAGCTTCTGGATCAACAGGCCTAAGTGTTGGTGGTTCACCAATCACAAGTACAGGTACGTTGACATTCACCTTGAGTAATGATCTTCAAGGTATGGCATCAGGATTGACATCAGGTACTGGGTTTGTAAGACGAACAGGTCCAGCAACATATTCAGCATCGGCATTAATCTCAGGTGATGTAACAGGCGCTCTCGGATATACTCCATACAACGCATCAAATCCTTCAGGATTCATTACAACCAACCAGACAATTACACTATCTGGGGATGCAACAGGCTCAGGTACAACATCTATTGCTGTTACAGTCGTAGATGACAGCCACCTTCATACAGTAACAACAATTTCAGCAACAGGTACACCAAACTCATCCACATTCTTACGTGGTGATGGCACATGGGCAACACCAGCTGGTGGTGGAGGTGGTACTGTCACATCTGTTGCTGCATCACAGCCTGCCGCAGGTATTACGATTTCAGGCAGTCCAATTACAACATCTGGAACCCTAACATTTGCTCTTGCAAACGACCTTGCAGCTCTCGAAGCTCTTTCAGGCACAGGATACGTCCGTCGTACAGGCACAGATGCATTTACCACTGATGTATCAGTTCCAGCCGCATCAGTGTCAGGACTTGCTGCATCAGCAACAACAGATACAACAAACGCAGGTAACATTACATCAGGCACTCTTCCATCGGGAAGATTATCAGGTACTTACAGTATCAGTATTTCTGGCAATGCTGCGACAGCAACATCAGCAACATCAGCTTCAAATGCAACTACAGCAGGTGGGTTTACACCGTCTGCAACTGCCGGCGTAGCAAGCCGTATTGTTGTTGCTGATGGTAGCGGGTACATTAACAATAGCTACTTTAACTCAACTGATAATAGCCAGGCTTCTGGTGTTACAGCTGTCATGGTTAAGGCAGGTGATAATTATATCCGTTCAGGAACCGCTCAAGCAGTTGCAACATTCTTGAGCGGTTCAACAATGAATATTGCAGGTAACGCCTCAACATCAAGTGATTCTTCAGCCTTGAATGGTCAGGCAGGTTCATTCTATCGAAACGCAAGCAACATTAACGCCGGCACAGTTCCAACAGCAAATCTTGGTTCAGGCATAGCAAATAGCACCACGTTCCTGCGTGGTGATAATACTTGGCAGACAATTTCATCCGGTGGTGTAACATCCGTAACTGGTACAGCTAACCGTGTAACAGCATCACCAACAACTGGTGCTGTAGTTCTTACAACACCACAGGACATTCACTCAAGTGCATTGGTTCAATTCTCCGGCATCGGTCTTGGAACATCAGCCGCAGCTGGTGAAGTACGTGCAACAAACAACATTACAGCATTCTTCTCAGATATGAACTTGAAAACTGTGAAGGCTCCAATTACAAATGCTCTCGAGAAAGTTTGCAGCTTGGATGGTTTCTACTTCACGGCCAATGAAAAGGCTCAGGAATTGGGATATGACGGCAAAGAGGTGCACGTTGGTGTATCTGCTCAGGCAGTTCAAAAGATTCTTCCTGAAGTTATTAAGAGAGCACCAATCGACGATAAGTATATGACATTGGATTATGCGAAGTTGGTTCCATTGTTGATTGAAGCTATCAAGGACCTTGAGAAGCAAGTTGCTGAATTGAGAAACAAGTGAGATGACATTACCAGCATCCGGTACAATTTCATGGTTAGATATTGCTAGAGAACTCGGTTCAGGCAATGCTATCAGTTTGTCTGGCGGCCCAATAGCCATTAACACACTGTATCGTGGTGGTACTAATATTCCAGCTCAAGTTACCAGCTATCCAACAATCCCATCAACTGGTGCAATTTCGGCTGATGACTTTTACAGCATGGGATACAATTTATCATTAGCAGGCAGTTACAATAGCTCCAGATCGGGAAGCTCAGCTACGATGATTACTGGTATCTGTTTGTATACCACAAACGGACCATCAACACCATCAGCAGGCTCAATTTTTAATTGTTCAACATCTGGCACACAAAGTGATTCTACTTCACTTGGCGTATTCACTTCACCAACTGGTATCTTATTGAATGGTGGTCTTGAAGTAAACTTAACCAGTAGAACAGGCGTCAGTATTATTGGTGCGAATGATGGTGTCTGGCAGCGCATCGGTAGCAATGCTGTTACATCGTCAGTCATCTGGTATATTTCACGCAACACTTCAGGCACAAGTGTTGCTAGTGGCACTCTTCAGTTTCGACGTTCATATGACAACGTTCTCGTTGGTAGTACGACAATCAATTTCTCTGTTACAAAGACGTAATTGATGTAGTATAGTCCTGTAGTATGGACGTAGATATAGACCTCAAAACAAACTTCGACCCACTTGATTATTTCAAGACAGCAATTCGTGCGTCGATGATCAAAACTGACGAACTCGTAAAGCATCCAGCTGGCGTCTACTTTCAAGACGTCCCTGTTGATGCTATCACAGGGTTATGCGCTATTCCTTATGCTGAAGCAGAAGAATTGGGGTTATTGAAGATAGATTTCCTGCACTTATCTCTACTTGATAATTTCGATAGCAAGGATGAAATACGAACCCTACTCAAAACAGAACCCGATTGGTTTCTACTTGAGAGTGCGTCGAATGTATCCAAGCTATTCCAGATTAGCAAGCACTACGATTTGGTCCAGAGGATCAAACCACGTAGTGTTCAGGATCTTGCGGACCTCCTCGCATTAATGCGCCCAGGCAAGAGAAAGCTGCTTGATGCATACGTTAGAGATCGTGAGAACGTCAGGCATGCTCTCTATATGAAAGAAGAGGGTCAGTATTCATTCAAACGATCTCACGCTTTGGCATATGCACTCACGATCGTTCTGCAGTTACACCTAATTAGGGGTGGAATACTGTAAGGTACTGATAAATAGGTCCATGAAAGCAAAAGATCTTTGGACACAGTCCGATACAGACAAAATTAAGAATGCATTGAAGGTCCGCAAGGGAGCTTCATCCATGGTTCGTACCGCCGCTGCTCACGAAGACAAGAGCAAGTTTAATCCAAAGAAGGATCGTCGTAGTTTCAAAGATCAGTTCCGTAAAGGTATGTTTGAAACACAAGTCTTAACGAACGTCCGTCTAACAGATCATCAGAAATCTGTCATGGCAAATGTCATCGCTCGTGGCAATCAAAACACCACATTGATTGATTTAACAGCTAATGTTGATGACATCAACAAGCAGAACATGTCTGGTGCTGTAAACACACTTGCAAAGATTGGCCTTATGGCAATCGATCCAAATAAGACCGTGACTGTTACGGATGAAGGCAATAACATCATGGCTCAAGAGAATCTTGTAGATGATGGCGGCCAACTAACACCTGATGGCCAGAAGTATCAGTTCATGTTTACCCGTGGCGAAGAAGGTAAAGATCAGCAAGATGTCGATCAGGAAATGGCACAGACAGATATGTCACAAGGTGCCGACGCTCTTGGAATGGGTGGCGATGCTGCTGGCGCAGCACCTGCTATGGATTCTATGGGCGGAGGTGGTTTCGGTGAATCATTCTCACTGATCAAGAACATGATTGATCAGCAAAATCTTGAAGTCTTAAAGAAGAAATTTACTTCTCAGGCTTAATTGTCTTTTTGTGGATTTCAACACCTGGTGGAAGTGCCTTGCGACGTCTGCGTCGAATACTTGCTACTTCTTCCATCTCATACTTTGGCAGTGGTCCAATAACTCTTGTCACAAATTCCGTATTATACGTTCTGTAGATTTTGCTTGTCTCTGGTGTCATGCCAAGACGTGAGAATTCAATTGATAAAGGATAGCGTTGTTTGTGAACATAGTACCACGTAGCTGCTGTTGTGATAATCTTCTCTTCGTCGACGTGCTCAGGCCCACAAAGATCAAGAACGAATGCCTTAATTGTCTTGTCGTCAGCATTATCAACGATAGTGAGAATGTGTTGGTTGCGGTGTTGAATCAGCGTAATAAAGGGGTGACCTTCTTCGAGATATGACGCTGGATGATCTTCAATGATCAAAGGACTTGGATTTCCGCGAACTCTTTTCTTCTGGGGCATGTGATTCCTCTTGTTCTCACAGGCTATATTTACAGTCAGGTTTACAAGTGGAACTCCATAAATATTGGTCTGTTAAAAGGGTACTGGGCTAAATAGAGGCACGTATGGATAAAATGTCGTTAAAGGATTTCTTCACGAAAGCAAATGTGATGCCTGTTTCAGAGAAACTGGGCACAGGTGCATTGCTGAAGGAAATGTCAAACTTTGCTGTGCCAAGTACTTCTTCATCGTCAGCTATGCTTCAGTCTGTCAGAGCAAATCAAGGCCAGGGTCGATTCATGAAGATGCATCGCGTTGGTGGAGCTCCTGCAGAAGTTGAAGAAGAACAGGAATTGAAGATTGATCAAGCCCGCAACATCTTTAATTCAATGGCTCGTAATCCAAACGTTGAACGACAACAGATCATTGACAAGATGATGCAGCATGCGGGAGTAACACACTCTACGGCTGTTTCATATTACGAACGTCTTGCAAAAGAAGCTGGCTTAACAAATCAAGGCGGCGATGATGAGGATGACAATCCTATGCAAGCTGCAGTTTCAGATGACACGGCAGGTATGCCTACTGCAGATGTAGGTGAAGTTCCAGCTCAGAATGCAATGGACTTTGCAGCTGACGGTGGATCAGTGGAGCAAGGTCCTCAGGTACAACCTGAAGTACAGAATACAATCCCAGATGATGCTAACAAACAAGGTATCATTCGTCACGTGGATAAAGCACATCTGGTGTTCAAGCGTCAGACACCAGATGGAACATTTGAAGAGCTTTGGTCATACAATATTTCAACAGACATGAAGGATGAACTTTCAATCCGTAGAAAGATTCTAGCAGGTACTGATATCCCTTCACAAAAAACAACATCACCTGATGGGTCTCAAGCGTACACGCTTACCACAATGGGTAATGGCCAATTATTGCACATCACGGGACTGTCGCAGTAACTGTTGACACTAATGCTAGTTTAGTGTTAGACTTGGTCTCGTAGGAGCTATAATGAATAACAACAATAATATACCTAACGGTCCTATGGACGTTGCGGGTGAATATACCCCAATCACGAAACAGAAGGTCCCTCAAGTTGAATCCAATCGATGGAATCAGATGAGCACCGCTGAACTATATGACCAGAAAGCTATCTTAGACTCAAGATACATTATGGCTGCTCAAATTGGTAATGCATCTTTGATGCAACAAATACAAATTGGTGTATCGCATTTAACTGCTCTCATCAATTCCAAAGCAGATAAGGATATAAGTCTAATATGAGTCATCAATTCCAAGATGGTACAATGGCAGATGGATCAGAACCATCATTGATCAATACCCCAGTCAAGAATCTCGACGAACTAAAGAAGAAGCGTCGTAATATTTTGATGAGAGAAGCTCTGAAGCAAGAGATTCAAGAGTTGGCCGATAAATCAGTCGAATTCAAACGAACGATTGATACAGCAAAGACAGAACTCAAGAAAGAAATCTTCCGCAAGAAGCTTCGTCGAAACAATAATAAAGTGTTCGAAATGATTGACGCTCTTAACAAGATTCCAGCTGAGCAAGTTGAAGCTGCAAATGATAGCCAAGTCTAAACTGTCTGAAGATACGCTAACTGGTGCATATCTCTTAGCTGAGGCCGAGCAACAAGACTTTACCGATCTTGAGGTCATCACAACAGAACAGTATCGGTACGAACAAGCAATCGAGCTAGCATTCTCACGCGGATCCACGGTTGATTCGATAATGGAAGATGCAGGAACCCTGTTTCAAACCATCCCACATTGTGAGTTCATAGAGGTATTTGCCTCAAAAGTACGTGTTGTCATTAATGCAGACCGTATTGATGATGATGTAATCCAACAATCAATTAGAATATTGACCCACGTAGAAGAATTCGTGCCTGGTAAAAGGATTACATTTGATGAACTCGAATATCAACTCGCTCACAAAAGCACATGACGCAATTCGATTACTGACCAAGATCCAGAATGCTGGATTTAAATCAGCAATCCTTGCTGGTGGTGCAATTCGAGATATGTACCATGGAGTTGCTGTCAGCGATTACGATATCTTTTTGTGGTGTCCTGATCTTAGCAATGAATGGGGTGGCTTCAAAACAATGCCACCATATGATGATATTGACTATCTAGCGAAGTTGGTAGGCATCAAACGGAACAGAAGTCCGTATATGTCAGCATTCACAGGTATCATCTCACAATACAAACCCACCACAAAGGGTGACTACACAATTAATGAACACATTAGTTCTGTGTGGGACATCACAATGCCAAACGCTGATTATCAGTTGATATTTGTCAATGAACGCCCTGTTGATTACGTGTTAAAGTACTTCGACATCGGCATCTGTAAGACATACTGTGACGGAAAGAAGATTCACTTCTCGGAAGATTTCACAACAGACGTCACTAACAACACACTAACAATTTGTGCACAGGATATGTCTAAAGCAATGTTCAATTACATTATTCGGCATCACTTGCCTCGCATAAAGAGAAAGTATCCTGGATATCGAGTAGTGGTAGCACCACACAACCTAGTGTTTGTCAATCAACACAATAAGAAATACCTGTAAGGAATTCATGCTTTTTGCAATCGCCGGCAGTCAAGGGACTGGAAAATCAACTCTTTTAAAAGCTCTAGCAGATGCTGGACATAACGTGATCGACCGTAAAGTTTCAAGATCAATCTTAGTAGATTGGGGCAAGACTTTGGATGAAGTGTACAAAGATCTTCCATTGTGTCAACAGTTTCATAAAGAGATAGCATCTCGTAAGTGGAAAGATGAAGTTCATGCTATGGATTCAAAGGAAATTTGGTTCACAGAACGTACATATGCAGATTCATACACATATGCATTGTTCTCGCTTGGTAGATACAATGAATACTCAAATTGGTTAAACGACTACTGGACACTTTCCCTAGCCAATAATCAGCTAGCGTACGCCCACATCTTCTTCCTACCAGCAGGCAAATTCGAGATTGAGAAAGATGGTGTCCGCGCACATAATACCCGCTATGGCCATATTGTGGATCAGGTCATGACAGACATAACTGTTGAAATGGCTAACATTTACACTGATAATTTGAACAATCATGCTATAACCTTTGTCAATGCTGTAGAAATGCAAACACGAGTGGGGTTAGTTAACCTCGTAGTGGACATGTATAAGAAACATGGCAAGTACAAAGCACAATAAGAATAACGGAGCCAGATAATGAAGTTTAGACACAACGATTACTCAAAGCACATGCCTCACTTGGATTTCAAGTATGACGGGGAATACTATCCTGAAGACGGTGCACTTCCAGATCCACAGATTGATCCATTCATTCCTGGATCTAGAGTTGCTTTGAATAAGGTTGGTGTCTCAGGCGTTGATCTTCCAGTTCAGTTGAAGCGTCGTGACGGTGAAATTCAAACATTGCACGCTCGCGTATCACTGTACGGTTCACTTGATAATCCAGAAGCAAAGGGATTGAACCTTAGTCGCTTCCCAATCCTGATGACAGAGACAATTGCAAATCATTTGTCAATTGAGGGATTGAAGGATGTGTTGGTAGGATTGCGTGAGAAGCAGGGGTCTAACGATGTTTATTGCAAACTGGCGTTTAAGTATCCTTGGACACAAGAAGCACTTCGCACACGCAAAGAGCTTCCAACTGATGCAGATCCAAAAGACATCTTTAAGACTGTAGAAGGTGTCAACTTGAGCCACGACAAGATGGTCGGACACATTTTCTACGATTGTATTCTTGAAGGTCAATTACATAAAGTACCAAAAACCTTCCGCAAGGTTGTACAATCAGATCAGGCTTCATATCAAACACCTGTTACAGTAGAAGTAGATGAATTCAGATTCTTCTTGACAGTCAATTATGTTTACAGTAGCACTTGCCCATGCAGTTTTGAGCTCGCTCAAGACGCAACACAGAAGCGTGGTGTGGCGGCAAATGGACACTCACAGCGCAGCATCGCCAAGCTGACTGTCCAGTTTGATCCCGATAAAGAGATTGTATGGATTGAGGACGTTGTTGAAATGGCTCGTCGCCAAGTTCCAACAGAAGTTGTTATTATCTGCAAGCGTAGAGATGAACAGGCTTTTGCTGAATTGAACGGCAGCAACCTACTTTTTACGGAAGATGCTGCTCGTCTTCTTTATCAGGGCTTTGACGAGTGGTTTAAAGCTGGGAAAATCTCAGATTTCTCAATCGTGACTGACCACATTGAATCATTACACCCATGGAATGCTACGGCGGTAGTTTCAAAAGGTGTTGCAGGTGGGTTGAGATAAGCAGTATACTCGTTCCACAAATGGGTAATTGGGCAACACAACATATTGAAAGGCTACAGAAGGGCGAAACCGTAAAGTTTCGCCCTCTTGGCCATTCTATGAAGCCAGTAATTGAATCAGGTCAATTGGTAACTGTTGAACCAGTTAATCCCACTACGCTGAAAGAAGGCGACATTGTTCTTTGTCGTGTGCGTGGTAACTCATACCTCCATTTTATCAAACAGATCTTAACGATCAAAGATCCAAAAACAGGTGATCCATACACAGATTTCCAGATTGGAAACAATCGTGGTGGTCTTAATGGTTGGATATCGTCTGATATGATTTATGGTAAGTGTACTAAGGTGGAAGCATGAAAGATAAGTTACTAGGTGGGTTGTATGGATTGTTGATTGGTGACGCTGCAGGCGTTCCATATGAATTTAAATCACCTGACAAAATTCCTTCGTATGCTCCCATGTTCGATCTTGGCGTTCCATTAGATTACCAACGTTCGTTTGCTGATGTACCGATTGGTACGTGGAGTGACGATGGTGCACAAGCACTATGCTTGTTAGAATCATTGCTTGAAGCTGGAAAATATGATTACAACTCGTTTCTACAGAAGCTGCTGTTGTGGAGATCTATTGGTTACCTGACACCAGATAATGTTGTATTCGACATCGGAAACCAGACAAATCGTTATTTGAACGCCCGCCAGTTCAACGCTCATCTTGGTGATGAACGCGAAAGTGATCGATGTGGTAACGGTTCCCTAATGCGTTGCTTGCCAATTGCATTGTTCTTCAGTGACATCAAACAAGCTAGTAACGCAGCTTACGATCAGTCAGAAGTAACACATCCACAATTTGTTGGTACAATCTCTTGTGTATTGTACACACATATTGCTCTGAATCTTTTGAATGGGTTGGAGAAAGAAGATTCTATTGCTAAGGCGATTCAGTCCACAATGCATGTTTGTGCTGAACCTGATATCGCCCGACATCTACAAACTGTACTGGATGGTGATTTTATAGAACCTATTGGTTCTGGATATGTCGTAGACTCATTGTGGTCTGCCATATACGCCTTTTCAAGAGGTGAGTCATACGAACAAGTAATTGGCGAAGCTATTAGGCTTGGCAATGATACAGATACTACAGCATGCATTGCTGGTGGATTGGCTGGAATCTACTACGGATACTCTAAGATTCCACAGTCGTATATTGATGCACTGCGTGGCAAACAAATCGTTGAACCACTAGCAGTTGAACTGTTGAAGCACAGAGGAGTTTAAGATGGGACACTACTCAGATTCATATGAAGCAGATGCAGATCGTTTGAACAAACAACAGGCAGCAACCAACAAAGCTGTTTTAACACGCATCAAGAAACACACGTCTAATATCCGAAAGGACATGTTCAGAGAATGTGATATCAGTCAGAGTGATGACCAAGAGAAGTTCTTCATCTACGCTGAAAAGAGTCTGACAGAATTCGAGTTCTGGATCGAGAAGGCACTCAAATAGTAACCAACGTTGACATTTACCCTATAAAAGGGTAACATTTAAGCACAATATCAATAGGTGTTTTATGTCTCCCTTTGCGCACAAACTTTTCAACGAACTCTCGGCTCTTGTTGCATCTGAAAACGATGCATTCTACAAGCGCGACTACGAACGTGATGGTCGTCACTATCGCGTATTTGCGTACCGTCTAGCTTCGTACACTGAATTCTTGTTGCCATCAGCAATCGAATGTCGTGGTACGATGTTCGAGATCACCGATCCTGCTTATGAACCAGTCGGAATGAAGCGTCTGGTCTCTCTTCCAATGGAGAAGTTCTGGAATCTTCACGAGAATCCAGCAACGATGAACTTGGATCTATCAACGATCATTTCTGTTGAAACGAAAGCTGACGGTTCGTTGATTTCAACGTACTTGCATATCAATTCGATCAATGGCAACAACGACGCACCTCTTGGTGTGAAGTCGAAGACTTCGATCGATTCGGATCAGGTGCATGCTGTTTATGCATTCTTGAAGCTTCCAGAGAACGCCAAGTTTGCTCAGGAACTTCATCGTCTTGCAGAGCGTAACTACACGGTGAACATGGAGTGGTGTGCTCCTGAGAATCGTATCGTTCTTGCATATCAGGAATCTTCGTTGACGGTGCTCAATATTCGTGACAATCTCACGGGTTTGTACATTCCGAAGCAAAGTGAAGAGCTGTTAGAATTCAACGAAGTCAAAAATCGTTGGATCGAGTCCATTCCTTTTGAAAATCCTGTGCAGTTCATCAAGTCGATCAATCAAATGACTGATGTGGAAGGCTTTGTGGCGCTTCTGTCATCTGGTCAGCGTGTGAAGATCAAGACGGACTGGTACGCAGCTCTTCACAAGACGAAGGATTCTGTGAATTCAGATCGTCGTCTATACGAAGTGGTGCTTGCTGAGGGTGCGGATGATCTTCGTGCAATGTTCTTCAACGATCCATGGGTGCTCAATCGCATCACTTGGATGCAGGAGTACGTTGCCGAGAAGTACAACGCACTGTCCAAGCAGGTGGAGACGTTCTACGATGCAAACAAGGGCCTTGCTCGCAAGGACTTTGCAATTCTCGGTCAGAAGCTGCTCGACCGTCATGCATTCAAGCTTTGCATGGAGCGATATGTTGGCCGTGAAGTGTCTGTCAAAGATTACATGGCAGCAAAATGGAAAGAGTTCGGGATCAAGGATGATCCCGAGCCATCCACCGACGATGTGCAGGTGGCTGTTAACGAGTGAGGATGTATGGATTTTAAGAGATTGACCATGATAAGTATAATTGTAGTTGGAGCGACGTTGTTAACGTACAATGCACTGGATGCAGTTGTACCAACACCCAAGCCAAAAACAGCCGCACAAATTTGGATCGATGAAGCAACGATAGCGATCGATTCCATGCGACGATGTGTGTTCGAAGTCAACATAGACATCATGATGGCCGACGGTAGAGCTTGCCATCTCGCATACAAACAGTTTGATTATCTGGCAAAACGTAGTGAAGAGGTGTCACTACAAGCCACAGCTGAAGAATACAAGATCATGCTTGGTCAAATCCAAACGTTAACAGGTGGTATGGTGGCAATTAACACCATTCTCGATATCGAGAATGATCTGAAGAGATTGGATGAGAAGGAATTTCCTGGAGAAGTGAAATGACCAAATTCATTACCCGTGAGGAGCTGCTGAAACTCGATATTGACTATCTCAATGAGGTTTTTGCTGTTGAAGATCACGATCATCCAATTATTGTAACGCCAAGTGATCGTGGAAGATCGTATCGATGGCAGTCAGATCCGTTGATTGACGAAATGTTCAATCGTGGTATGATTGATCTGAACACCATCATGTCAGGCCAGTCAAACGCAGCTGTTGGTATTCATCCCAAAGTGAAACCAACTCGCATCATCAAGAATGATCCTCTCATTCGAGAGCTGTATCGTCGTCTTGGTTACAGTTTGTTCGGCTATTGGGAAGTGTTTTACTGGGAAGTAAACAACGACAATGCTGACAAGTATGTCGATCAGAAACCAATCTATCAATATCCAAAGTAATAGTTCGAGGTGATTTGTGAAGTATTTGATTGCAATTTGTCTTCTTGCTCTGTCGTCTGTCAGTCAAGCTGATGATCGTGATTACTATGTGGACATGAACATCGCTTCCCGTCATTTCTGTGGTTGTCCAGATGTGAACAACGAACGCAATTTTGGAGCTGGTCTCACAGTTGACTTCAAGAACAACTGGGAAGTCAAAACTGGCTTCTACAAGAATAGTTACAGCAAACAGTCTGCGTATGTTCTAGCCAATCGCTACTGGGAATCGGATCTGCTCAGTGGTGATTGGAACTTAAGAGCTGGAGTTGCTGCCGGTTTGGTATACGGCTACAAAGACACGGGTGGATATTCAGAATCTATTTCATTCATGGAACATAAAATCCAACCTGCTATTTTGCCAAATATAACACTTGGATACAAAAATGCCCGAATCATGTTGGGTTTTGTAGGAATTGCGTGTACCCTACAGGCCGAATATAGATTTGACTGAGGACTGAAATGACCACACTCTATCTGCTTTTGTTGTTTCCACTAATTTGGCCTTTCATCGGGAAGGCCATTTGGAAGCATGACATTTCTCTCCCAGAAATGGGAATCAACATTGTGGTAGTTGCTCTACTGACGTGGGGTATGTTTGCAATTGGTCAGTATTCCATGACATCAGATACAGAGATCCTGAATGGTCAGATCACGTTGAAGAATCGTGACCATGGTTCGTACACTAGAACTTACGATTGTCATTGTCGGACTGATTCCAAAGGTAATCGCAAATGCCAGACATGCAGAGAAAAGCATTACACCGTAAAGTGGTACCTCAATAGTACTGTTGGCACTATTTCGATTGACAGTGCTGATAGCACGTCACGAAGTGTGTATGACAGACCAAATCCACGTCGCTATGAGATCGCGTTCATTGGCGAACCATGCTCTTTGGAGCACGGATACACGAACTATGTTCAGGCAGTTCCTGAGAGTTTGTTTCGTACAATCAAAAGTGCCTCGTATGACAAGTACGTTCCAAAGTACCCACGGGTATTTGACTTCTATCGCGTCAATCGTGTTGTGAATATTAGCTCTGGGCTACCAGCCAACACGATTAAAGATCTGCAAGATGGTGCTTCGGGCATGCTCCGCACACTTGGTGCACAGAAGCAGGTCAATATCATCTTTGTGGTGACAAACATTGAAGATCCAGCTCTCCGATATGCTTTCGAAGGCAGTTGGCTTGGTGGCAAGAAGAACGATGTTGTGATCTTCTTAGGTGTCAAAGGTACCAAGATTGTATGGGCTGACACAATGACATTCGCTTTGAACAAAGGCAATGAGCTATTCCAAGTGAAGATGCGTGATGGTTTGCAGGACATCGGCACAGTTGATCCTGTGAAGATCCTGAACTTCACTCAGGACACTATCAGATCCGATTTCAAGCGTGTTTCAATGAGTGAGTTCAAATATCTCGAAGATGAAATCAGTCCACCAACGTGGGCAATCATTCTGATGGTTCTGATTTCAATCCTCGCGAGTGTTGGATTGTCCATTTGGTTTGCACGTGAAGAAGTGTGTTGACATTTGGCTCAAGTTTTTGTACCCTATTCGTCCTCTTAATTAACAGGTGGAGTCTATGAAGAATCAGAAAGGTTTTGCAGGTTGGGCTGTTCTTGGCATCGTTGCTGTTCTTGCTGTTGTTGGTATCGCCAACTACATCACTTATCGCAACAGTGGCGTCCGTATGGAGAACGACATCAAAGCTCGTTGGGAGAACAACGAGAACATTCTTGGTCAGTATTCACTCAAAGTGAAGGAAGCTGTTGGTGTCACGAAGCTCATGGCAACCGATCTCAAGGAAGTCATGCGCGGTGCTCTCGAAGGTCGCTATGGCGAAGACGGCAGCCAGGCTGTATTCCAGTTCATCAAGGAAGCGTATCCTGGTCAGGTTGACCCTGTCCTGTATCGTCAGGTTCAGCAGATCGTAGTTGCTGGTCGAACTGAATTTCAGAATAACCAGACAGCACTGGTTGACGCAAAGCGCGTCTATCAGAACCAGCTGGATTACTTCTGGAGTGGACTGTGGCTCGGCTTCGCTGGCTATCCAAAGATTGATCTGAGTAAGTACAAGATCATCACTTCGGAACATGCTCAGGAATCGTTCAAAACTGGTGTAGACAAAGGCGTCCTGTAATATCTAGACCAGATTCTGTCGATTAGAAAGGGGAAGTCCAAAAGACTTCCCCTTTCCCTTTTCCCACCATAAATAGAACACTAAACCCAATATCATACGTAGGAGTTGGTGTTCTTATGGATAAACTAAACAGAATTCGTCTTATGGCTGGTCTTTGCATTGACCCTAAATCACTGATTGAATCACGTGATGGAATGGGAGATATCGAGATTCCAGTAAACATTGCCAAGTCAGCAGTTCCTGCCGGCGCAGTAGGTGCTCCAAATGTCGGACAGCTAGTTGCAGCAACAGTCGAAGTTGACGGCGAAGAGAAAGAGATCGCAGGCGATGACGAAGTATCAGGTGATCCTGAGTCAGACGAAGATTGCTGCACATATGAAGTTGGCCAAGCTGTAACACATAACGGTGAGCCAATGGTGGTTGCAGTAGCAAATGCAGATGGTGACCATGTTGGTATCGTGCCAGTTGGCAGCGAAGACGACATTTCTGCAATTGTAATTGTAAGTGCAGATGAACTTGAAGCAGGTGATGCACCTGCCGGCGAAGGTGAGGCAGGCGGTGAAGACGAGATCGCATCTGCTGAAGCTGACGCTGCAAAAGTTTTGGACGATCTTGGCGGTGGTGTATCAGCAGAAGCTGGAGACATTGAAGCCGACGACGAACAGAATGGAATGAGCAACATTCCAGAAAGTGAAAACGAAGATGCTCTTCGTAATCAGATGGACGAGATCCACAGAAACATGGAAGCAGCAGGCCGTGGTGTATATCGCATCAAGGGCAAGGCTTCAACAGGCGCAACACTTACAGAGTTGAAGAAACAAAAACTTGCAGTTGCTTCTAAGCTCGAAGCAATCAACGCTGGTAAGAAGAAAGTTGACGAAAAGGTTAACTACTATTACGACACAGTCGATCAGGACGAAGATCTTGATGTTGTGAACAACGCAGCAGATGGTGAAGCAAACAAAAACACAGTCTGGAAAGAAGTCACAATGAAGAAGGACAAGAATGAAGTTGCAAACCAACTTGATCATCTTGGTGCGGCTTCAGACGGTGAGCAGGTTAAGAAAGTTCGTGTTCCAGCTGCCGTAAAGACAGCATTGAAGGATGCAATCAAGGAAGTCGAAGAGCAGTTCGTTCGCTTGGGTGCAACAGATATTGATTCGCGCTTCTTCTACAAGAGTCTTGCAACAGCACTTGCAACATTGCTTCAGCACATTGAGATTGGTACAGTTGAAGAGATCAAGAAGGCACAGATCTTCTTCTCAGCTTTGATGAGCCCAATCATGCACAAAGTTCCAGCTGTGGTATCCAACTTTATTATCAAAGGTGGTTCAACTCCTTCATTGAAGGATTTCATGAAGCCTGTTGATCTTAAGTATCCTATCACGGGACCACGCAACAACTTGAAGTAAGGAAGTTATCATGGCATTATCAGATAAAGTAGTTCTAGGTGTAAATTCATCAGGCGAAGATGGTAGTGTGGTAGTCGGCAATGCAGCGTTGGCTAGTGGCGACTACGGTGTTTCTGTAGGCAACAATGTCAATGCTCAAAACATCAATACTGTTGCTATCGGTCGAAATACAGGGGCAACAGGACCTAACTCTGTTGCACTTGGTGTCACATGCAATGGAACAGATACTGGCGAACTTGCTTATAACAATGGAACATTTACTTCTGGTTCATATGCAGGTCGTATTAGTTGGAATAAAATTTGGACACAGACGACAGATGATACACCAACTCTAATTGGTCTATCTAACAGTGATAGTCCTGTTACAAACAATCCATCCGATACGTTCCACATTTTGGCGAGACACAATACGATTGCTTATGATATTGATGTATTGGCACGCTGTAATGAAGTTGTTGGATCTCCTTCAATACCATCTATAAATTGTTTTTGGAATCTTAAATTTGTGGTTGCTGTTGATGAAGAATGGAATGTTGTACGCTTGGTCGGCTCTGTTGTTAAAACAGTAATTGCAGCAGACGTTGACGCATCAACTTGGAATCTGGATGTTGATTTATCCGACTTGTATGCGATTAAGGTTATAGCGTACGGCGAAACCGATAAAACCATTCGCTGGGTTGGTAATGTAAAAACAACTCGTTGTGGTTTTGATTTCTAACAATGAAAGTATCTGACGTCATTCTTCTAACAGAGGCAGCTAAGAAACCAAAAGCACGGAAGCCTCCAAAGCCACCAAAACCACGTCCTAGAAAGACGCTTTGGTTTCAGCACTCAGGCTTGTGGAAGTCAGATCTTGATAGACACTGCATGGGGCATGAGCTTCACCAGGAAGAAGAGGAAGAAACCGTATATTCTGTCGACAAAGACAGAAAGCATGCGTACGGTGCTTGGTATCCAAAGAAGAAGCGTGGTGTAACATTCGCAGCACCTCGACCATATCACTCACTTGTTCATCCAAGATTCAAATTGAAGAAATTTGGCGAATAAGGGATAACTTGTTGATTAGGCAGGTTGAAACCACAGGATCAATCGGTCCTATAAATAAGCGTTGTCAAACAGTGAATTGCTCTATATGATCCATCCACTGTCAATTACTTTTTAACTGAAAGGATTTAGATTCAAATGTTCGCGATATCACATCAATCATGGTTACCTCAGCCGGGCTCATGCCTCGGAGGGTTAGGTGCCGTATCGATGTTTGAACGTGATCGCAGCTATAGAACCCAAAGCCTTTCAGGAGGTACCACTTTTTAAGGTACCAGATCTCAAAAAGAGATAAATTCTGAAAGGCTCATCCGAAAGGACTGAGCCTTTTTCGTTTTCTGAGGTGTTGATTTATCGCAAGTGGCTGCAAGCCTAGCCCGAAAATCAAACACGGAACTTGTACACGACGTAGCACTCTGTACACTCACCACGCCGGTATTCCGATAAGGAGCGGCTGAAACAACGCAGGGACCGCGTTGCATATCACATGCAACGTTATTGCGCCCCGCTCAAAAGCAATCAATCGTGTTACTCCCGATTGTGAAAGATAGGAGTAGATTTTTACTATGTGGTTCGTGATGGAATTGGTAGACATCCCTGACTGTGAATCAGGCACTTGCGGGTTCGAACCCCGTCGATCCACCCAAATTTAAGTTTTGTGACCAACGATGTGAGCAAGTAATAATAGTTTCTGATGTTATGACGTATACGCTTTATACACACAACTAGGAGATGATTTATGAAAGCGTATATCGATGGATTTGCAAATGAGCAGGATGTATTGGAGCAATTCAATGCACCTGAAGAGTACAAGAAGGCGAAGATCTTATTCGCATGGTATAACTATGAGGACTACTCAGGTTCAGCATTCGTGCTGTTCAAACATGGACGTAAGTTATACGAGGCAAACGGATCCCACTGCTCTTGCAATGGATTAGAAGAGTGTTGGTCACCTGAGGAAACTTCGGTGGAAGCATTACTGCACCGTCTGGACAACGGAACAGGATATTGGTATGGAATGCCAGAAAAGGAATTACGTAAGGTACTCAAGTCCTTGTCTAAGCGAAAGCAGACGACAAAACTAAATCCCTAGCCTGCTAGGGTCGCTTAGAGGATCTCTATGGAAGGAGACTCCTCTAAGATGATTCTCGGATATTAGCTCAGTCTGGTAGAGTACACCGTTTGGGGCGGTGGTGTCGAAGGTTCAAATCCTTCATGTCCGACCAATTTTTGAATAGCAAAGCCAGTAAGGAAAGATGCACCGAAAGCTTAGTCCAGAAGCCATTTCAAACTAAGCCACTGGACAATATGCAGAGCCGCAAACTTTGTACGGCGATAATGAACATGTAGTGAAGATCGCCTATCGAATTGTAGGGAGCTGACCGTCTCGTAAGAGCGATAGTGCTACCGCGTCCGACTGAACGAAATGAAAATCAGTCAGTATCTGAGTGAGCGCCACGCGGAAGGCGAGCTGGTCTGGAGCCAGACTATCGTGCAGGTTCGAATCCTGTCACTCAGACCAATTTAACTGGAGAAGGGATCATGAGATCACACTGATTTGAGAGAAGAGATAAAGTTTCTGGAAGGTCGTTTGCAAGAAGTAGAACAAGAGATTGCCTCTGCTACCAAACCAAAACCATCACCTGGCTTGAAATTGTACTTAGACAATTTGAGAGCGAGATCAGAAATAATCATGTCAAGTGTTGACATACTCAAAGGATTTCATAGATCATATCCAAACTATAAATGATTTCGGCAAGTAGCTTAGTGCTTAAAGCACCATCCTTCGCGGATGGATATCGGTGGTTCAAATCCATCCTTGCCGACCAAGATTCTATCGACAAGTAGCTCATCGTCAGAGCGCTGCCCACCAGGGGCAGAGGTAGGTGGGTTAGTACCATCCTTGTCGACCAAATTACGGGCATGTAGCTCATCGTCAGAGCGCTCTCCTCACCCGAGAGAGGTAGGTAGTTCAATTCTATCCTTGCCCACCAAAGTTTTCCGTTGCGTAGAATAGAGATACATCGTCTGTAAAACGAGTGCCCTAAAAAGGCGTGGGGGTTCGAGTCCCTCCTTCCCAACCAATTTATACTTTTTGGGAAGTGGCGAAATGGTAGACGCGCTAAAATATCCTCTAGTCGACTTTTTCTCGGAAATTTGGGAGTGCGGTGAAGTTGGAGAGTCACGGCAGACTGTAAATCTGTTGCCTCGCGCTGAATAGGTTCGAATCCTATCACTCCCACCAATTCTGTTGCGTAGTGTAAAGATACTTCACATCAACTGCTTGCCGTGTGGTTCGAATCCCACTATCTCCACTAGACGGAGATATAGTTCAGAGGTAGAACAGCAGTCTCAAAAAGACTTTATGCGACTTTTTCTCAGAATGTTTTTAAGGTTTGATCTCGTTGCGTAGTTAAGAGGTACTTCATTGGTTCAATTCCAATATTTCCCGCAGAGCACATTACTAAGTGTGCTGTATGGGAAATACGCCGACTGGTCGGCATATTCTTTTAACGACTTTATCTCGAGACCATGTTTTCATCCTGCTGCGTAGGCCCGAGTTACTTCAATTGAAATGAAAAAACACTCAATGCCGATTTTGTCTCAGGTGATTTGCGGGTAGATCGGTCAAGGGGCGACCAGCTGGCTTCCACCCAGATAATGCGGAGTTCGACTCTCCCTACCCGCTCCAAATTTTATGCTCATGTCATCTAATGGCCTAGGACACCTGATTCTCAGTCAGGGAAATGAGGGTTCGACTCCCTTCATGAGCGCCAATTTAATCGGATCAAGAGCGAGACAGCTTGAATAAGTTCTTGATCGTATCGTGCTGAGCTGGGATAGTGAACGACGATTACATTGCCCCTGTGGTGGAATTGGTAGACACAGCAGACTTAAAATCTGTCGCCTTCGGGCATATCGGTTCGATTCCGGTCAGGGGCACCAAGAATCTTGCTTAGACGTTGCGTGGTATGTTAAGTGGAAATGTCAGAGAGTTGAGAAACTCTTACGAATTTTGTTTTGTTGCGTAGATAACAGATACTTCGGTAAATTCGCTTCGGCGATAGTAGGTTCAAATCCTATAAACACGGTAGTGATACTGTGCTTGTAAATCCTGTTTTCAACTTTGTCTCAAAACATTATTGATCCTTCGTCTAACTGGCAGGACGGGAGACTTTGAATCTCTTAACCTAGGTTCGAACCCTAGAGGATCAGCCAAGATTTTGTCGGTGTACTTTAACTGGCCTAGAACACCTGGTTTTCACCCAGGGAAATGTGGGTTCGAATCCCATCACCGACGCCAAATTCGTGGGAGGCGATCAAGGAAGTATTGGAGGCGTCATCCTCTGAGAAAACCGCCCCCGAGCTATGACGGCTCTCGGTAGCAGCAAGCTACCAACGATTGATTACTGTAGCGGAGTAGAGTAGAAGCAAAAACTCGTCAGCCTCATAAGCTGAAGGTCGTGGTCGAGCATTTCCCACCTCCGCAACCAATTTGAGGAGAACTGTTTGAATAACAAAGATCTGGATAAGAAGTTGATTGAAGAGCAGAAGCGCAGAGATCAACAGAAGTACTGGGAAGACCAGAAATTGGAACAAGCTCGTCGTGAACGAGATTCACAATCAATTGCAGGATTAGTATAATACCCACGCCGAGGGATGTCGGCACTGTTCTTGCGAAGGATGGTTGCGTAAGCTCGACTCTTACCGTGGGTGCCAAATAAACAGTGTCATGAAGTGGGTAACCGTCCGATATCAAAACCGCAAGGTTGAGAGTGATTCCTTCTGCCCGTAAGGGAAGTGAAGTCGAGTAGACGGCCTATATGGTCACTTAATCGAACAATGCCGGATGATACGCGTGTTTATCCACGTGCCGGCTCCAATTTATGTCCACGTAGTTCAGATGGATTAGAATGCAACGCTACGAACGTTGAGGTCGGGGGTTCAAGTCCCTCCGTGGATGCCAAATAGTAAATACTGTAATATGAAGCTCATGGAATTAGCCAATAACAAAGAAATCATTCTAGTCTCAGGCAACCTTTGCTCTGGTAAGGGTCATTATTGTTCAACTGCATACCCAGAGTATAGCCAGATCGGCGTTTCGTCGATCGTTAGAGCATTGGCTAAGATGAACACCCGCAGTGAGCTTTCTACAACGAAAGATTTTGATACACGAATTGCTCAAAGATTGATTCAATTCATCGAGAAAGATTCCTACAACAAGATCATTGTTGATGGTATTCGTCAGCTTTCAATCATGCAAGCTCTGCAGAACCATTTTGGTGACCAAATTAAAGACATCATTTGGTTAGATGTTCCTGATGATGTTGCCAAAGAACGTTTCGCCAATCGTGCAGCAGCAAAAGACGATCAAACGTACGACGATGCTCGTGCGGGTGATAGAAACTTGGGTATTGAAGATGTTGAGAGCTACATTCGTGCTAATCATAAGGTAGTTCCCAACAGTTGATTATAGACCGGACCTTATTGATTATGGACCGATGTATAATGCAGTATTAAAATCACAAATAGATCAATCAGTCAATTTCGTAGAAGAGGAACTCGTAGGATTCATAGAATCACGATACGTTCGCAAGGTAGATGATTATTTCATTTGCTACCTATCTTCACAAACCGGATGCAATCGTGGATGCAAGTTCTGTCACTTGACAGCAACCAAGCAAATGGCATTCATGGATTCAGATTACCAATCGTTTATTGGACAAGCATGTCAGGTGTTCCGCCATTACAAACGCGAGAAGCCAGCAAAGTATGTTCATTACAACTTCATGGCTCGTGGCGAAGCTTTAGCAAACAAATTCATCATCAATGAAGCAGACAAGATTTTGGGAACTCTTGGTGAGCTTGCAATCAAAGACAAGTTGTATCCAAAGTTCAACATCTCAACGATCATGCCAAAGACATTGAAGGTATCTCTTACAGACATCTTCAAGATGGTCACACCAACGATGTACTATTCGTTGTATAGTGTTGACGATGCATTTAGAAAAGAATGGTTACCAGCAGCAATGCCAGTAGACACAGCTCTGGATCTTTTGATGGATTATCAGTACATGTCAAAGAAGATCATTAAGATCCACTTTGCCTTCATCAAAGGCCAGAACGATTCAAAAGAAAGTTTGCTTGAAATGTGCAATGAACTCAATAAGAGAAAGTTGCTTTGTGAGTTCAACCTCGTTCGATACAATCCATTCTCACCAATTCAAGGTGAAGAATCTGATGATCAAACGATCTATGAGAACTTGGAGTTGCTGAGAGAGCACTTCAAAGGCGATGTACAAATGATTCCACGTGTCGGATTCGATGTAAAAGCATCGTGCGGCATGTTTGTTGATAAGTGATATGCAACCGTAGCTCAGCTGGTAGAGCACTGGCCTGAAGAGCCGGGTGTCACTGGTTCAATTCCAGTCGGTTGCACCAAGATTATGCTGTCGTAGCTGAGATGGTATTAGCGCCACGCTGAAAACGTGGAGACGTTCGTTCGATACGACCCGACGGCACCAAGAATTGAGAGTAGGCCTACCGCTATATAAATTTTACGGCTGTGGTAAAGCGGTGTAATGGGTTCAAAGTCCAACCTCATGTTTTGTATTCACCGAAGCCACGTCTCGAATGAGAGTGACAAACGCGAAGCTAGAATCAACTAGTGATAGTATAGGACGCTATACAGTACGGTGTTAATTTTTGGTCCTTCGTCTAATTGGTAGGACGCAACGCTCTGAACGTTGTAACCTAGGTTCGAACCCTAGAGGACCAGCCAAATTTGTCTCGTGTTGGCATAACGTGAGGAACTGGTATACTTAGCACCGGCATCGAAAGATGGACGCGCGCCATGTGTGGGTTCGACTCCCATCGAGCAAATGAATTTTGATTGTGGTTAGACAAGCTCGGCCGAGCGAGTGAGATGGGTTCGAAACCGGATCGCTTTAGTGAGTAAGCAGAAAGCTTGTGCAATTCAAGCACCTTACGTCGTCTAATACTTCAGGAACAAGGATGGGCTCTTGTCACAATCAATTAAATTGTGTATTGTAGGGTAATGAGAACTCTACGGTATTTGATACTACACAAAGATACATCAGGATTCTGGTGGTTGTTTGGCATCTATCGACCAACTTTCTTCATCCATCTAACACATGGATGGAACAATACACGAAAGGTTGGTTGTTATCGTGATGCACAAAGTTTAGTATTGAAGAAGTTTGATTTTGAATTTGTTGTCGGTTGGAAAGGATAAAGGACACAGAAGCCAGCATTGGTGTCCGCTCACCAGAAATGGTCTCTCCCGGTGGGAGGTAAGCAGCACTGGACTGATTGATTATAGTGCACGATATGCCCTTGAGAAGTGTCGGGAGACACTGCGAGAGAACTGCACACCCGCCGCACGCGAAGCATTTGCGGTCCTCACCTAGAGTGGGATAAATGTAAGAGGGTAGGGTTTTGGTGGGGGAGCTTGCTCCCCCATCGTTTTTATAGGATAATCACTTTTTGGCTCACGGGACTGCTTAGTGTGGTCGCTCGCCTGTCACGCGAGATAACAGATGGGAGCATAACCCATGTGGGTCGCCAAATTTGTAAGGAATAATGATGTCGGCACCAAAAGTTAGACCACCTTGGATTGAATATCTGTTGTACGATATTCGTACCGATTCCGATCCAGCAATCAACAAATACATTGCATTGTTCGAGAAGGTGTTCGAGAAGCGAAAAGCAAATCAGTTAACGGAAGATCAAATCCGTGGAATCCTCACACCAATTAGAGATTTCATTGTAGAAGATGCTCGGGCAAAGCATCACGCCTACAAATTGATCACGGCGACGATCGAATATATCATCGATCCAGAGAAGAAAATTTAACCAAGCAGGTATAATTCAGTGGTAGAATGTCTCGTTGCCAACGAGAATGTCGCGAGTTCGAGCCTCGCTACCTGCTCCAATTGAGATATGTACAATGAGCAACGTATACAGAGGAACTGGCTATATCCAGTATGATCCTCATCGTGGAAGCATGAAAAGCCGCACACAAGGATGGTGCATTGTCAATGTCGATCGCGAATTGACACGCTATTATCGTTGGTGGCTCGATAAGGAGATCTTGAATCCACTTGGCCTTCCAAAGGGAGGTCTCGATCAACCAGCTTGGGATGCACACATCTCAATCGTTCGCGGTGAGAGATTATATCCTGACAAGGAACATCTATGGAAGAAGTATCAGGGTAAGAAGGTTGATTTCTGGTACGAGCACCCCTTTTGGTACGATATCGGCCGTGATAATAAGCAGCCTGGATATTTTTTTACAGTTGACGTACAGTCAGCAGACTTAATGAATATTCGCCTCGAGTTGGGGTTGAAGGCTGATTGGAATTTCCACTTGACGTTCGGCAGAACGTATCAGTACGCAAAGGATCCTAACTACGGCGCGACTTGGATGCAAAAAGAGGCAATGATCACATGAGACATATTACCGCTGCTGAACAGATGGACCGCGAAAGACCAACCACACTTGTTACTAACTTTGGTACGTATGATTGGAATGCAGGTACAAGACCTGCAACAAACATTAGCAGCGTAATGATTTACGAAGAAGCGATCCGCCGCTATGGGGATTCAGATCTTTATTTGGACCCAACACCAGCATGGCCAATGAAGGCAGGAACTGGTGGCTCCCTACACCACAAGCGCAAAAATGAAACTGGCTTCTTGTTGGACTTAAGCAAATTCTGGAAAATATTTGAGACAGTTCGTGCTGAAGCATATGCAGGTGCGGTCTTCCCACAGAAACCAACACCACAAGACATTTTGAATAAGATTCGCGCTAATGTTACACCAAAAGTCCAATTGCAAGTTGAACAAATTTCAGCTTATGACGATGCAATGAAACTTGTATCGAAGGATTAACATGGCTCAGAAGAGAATGCTTGATGTGTTTCAAAAGAACCAAGCGTATGAAGAATTCAATGACGACCACCTTTACTATATTGTGAAGGCTGCTGGTAATGTTGAAGTTCGAGCTTGTAAGCGAACCGATATTGATCGTGTGTTGGGAATGTACAAGTACATTCGCACAGTAATGTCATCGTTTACGCCCTTGACTGCTAAGTGGGCATGGCCAAAGAAATATCCTCTTGTTGCTGACATAACCGGTGGTGAGCTAACACATCTCTTTCCTCACAATGAATGGGAACGTACTTCTTATTCATTAGGCGGAACTGCTTGTGCTTTCATTTCAGAAATGTCTTTTGATGAGTTGAAAGATTGGTTCAATTTTCTATTTTGGGACACATCAACTGAGTACATGGTAAAGCATGGTTTACCAACACGAGAAGATTGCAAGGTTTGGGAACGTTTCATTTGGGATGAAAAGCATCTTTCAACTGAGCAGAAAGAGTATCTGATTGAGATGATTTCTGAATATATGGATCCAATACCACTATGAGCAGAGGATTTTCAAAACACTTTGCTAATCTGGCCAAACAGCCAGCTATTGTTCTGGAAACAGGTGCGCATCCTTCCAATGCAGTTGGAAAACACTGTGTTGCAGAGAAGATGGGATATGATTTTCATCACAATTTGTATTGGTCTGTTCGTACTAAACAAATGGAGCATCCACGCTCATGTGTGATGTGTGAGCACGAAAAGAAGAATTCACCAGAAGCACGATATGATCGCGCGATGTCAGTTATAGATGCGTAGCTCAATTGGAAGAGTCACGGTCTCCAAAACCGTTGGTTGGGGGTTCGAGTCCCTCCGCATCTGCCAAAAGGAAAGATATGAACATTAGAGAAGCATTAGAAAAATATCATGCCTATTATGATCCAATCACACTTCGTGCCAAGAGGAAGATTTGGCCAGACTGTGGGGATTACTTATATCTCATCACCAGAGATCTTGAATATCGTGGTAGTAAATACCTCAACGTTGCTAGATTTGAGGATACGCCTACAGTCGTAGACTGGTTAGAAGAGAACTACGAATTTGAGGAAATGGCTCGAGATTCAATGATTCCTATTCTTAAGTTGAGGAATACATGAACATTGAAGAAGCATTTAAACCACAGATTGCAGCACAGGACCAAAGAATGCGTCCATGGGTGCACAATCCGGATGCATTTGAGGTAACAAGAATCTACCTCATGCTTCGTTATGAAATTGATGGTAGACCAACGTGCGATGTTGTATATGAACACAACACACCAGAAGGTTATCAGAGATTGAAGGATAACTTTGAATTCATAACTGTAATCGATCTACTTCCAGTATTCAGACGAAAGATTTGCCCCATCAGCTGACGGGTACAGCGGCCTGCCTCCAAAGCAAGCGCTCAGGGAGTTCAATTCTCTCGTGGGGTGCCAAATTTAATGGAGATTTACATGAAAACACTATATGATTCTATTGAGAACAAGGATGCCTTCGTTGAGGTCATATATAATGCTGTAGCCAATCAACTTAGCAAGATGACCAATGAAGAGATTTACCAATTGACACAAGATTGGAAAAACAATCATCCAGCTGAAAGTGAACTCGAATAAAGAGGTATTACATGTCCGACGAAGATGACAAGAAAATCGTAATCAAATTTGCTCCAGGTGCTCTTGAAGCTCTGGAAGAGAATATGGATCCGCAAGAACTTCAAGAGTTCCTCAACACGTTGAAAGCCAAAGTTGAAGACGGTTCAATCTTTGAAGAATCAACTGAAGTGGATTGGGAAGAACTGGAGGAAGAAGATCCAGAGACATACGAACGTCTTACACAGTCGTTGGACGAAGTCGCTGATGAAACAGATGCACAGCGCAAGAAAAAGCTTAACTAAGCTCCCATGGTGTAACGGTTAGCACACTGCGCTTATATCGCAGCTTTGCCTCCAGATTAGAGGACAGTGTCGGTTCGAATCCGGCTGGGAGTACAAAGGAATGTATGAAAAAGTTTAACGTAGTCCCTTCAACGACATTAGAACTTGAGTCTGTCACATGTGACCGTTGTAAACGCGTGGATACGGACATATATGATATACAGGAATATTTTAACCTCAATCAAGATGTTGGATATGCTGGCATACTTGGTGATGGAAACAAAATTCGTTTAGATTTATGTCAATATTGCTTCAAAGAAATCTTTGAAGGAGTATACCGAATCGAAGGTAATTACATTTGGAGGAGTTCAAATGAGTGAACCAAAACAAGTTATCGTGATGCGCAAAGATCTGAACATGCGTAAAGGCAAGATGGTTGCCCAAGGTGCACATGCTTCAATGAAAGTGTTGTTAGATCTAATGTATGAGATGAAGTCATCTGATATGTTAAACCAAGGGCCTGCTGTATCTCGAACATTTGCAACATTGCAAGATAGTCCGGTAAACCATTGGTTAACAGGTCGTTTCACCAAAATTTGTGTGTCTGTCGATAGTGAAGTACAATTACTAGAGATAGTTGGCAAAGCTAAAGATGCTGGCCTATTGCACGCATTGATTACCGATGCTGGTCTAACAGAATTCGATGGTGTACCAACTAGAACGTGTGCTGCTATTGGTCCTGCTGATCCAGAAGACATCGATAAGATCACTGGTCATTTGAAATTATTGTAATAGTTGATCTCAGAGGTCAACTATCGTCCATAAAATATGCCTCTATAGCTCAGTGGACTAGAGCGGACGGTTTCTACCCGTCGGGTCGGGAGTTCGAATCTCTCTAGGGGTGCCAATTACCCTTGATCCATTAATGGATTAAGGTATGCTAACTGAATGAGATTAGTTGCCCGTATTCCTCAATGGTTAAGACAGCTAGTCAATAGTCCAGTGGTACCTTGCCTGTAAGGGTGCAGTATCCAATCTGCTTAATTGTTAGACGACTGAACGGTGTCGGCGAACCTGGCAAGTGAGTGGAAAGCTCACATGAATTGAAGGAACAGGATGAAGAAGTTTATTCACGTAAACCAGCAAGTGATTCGCCATAATAATAAGTATGGTAACTCGTTGCCTGCCTGTAGAGTGCAACAAGGTACGAAAGTACGATATTGTTCAGAAGTTATCATCAACGGCACAAGCCAGATGGTGTACCGACCTGAAACTCCACTGCCATGTGGGGCTAAGCTCTGGATTGAAACAGAAGCTGATATTGTGCTGGTGAAAGAAGTTCCGTATAAACGAATTGCTGGTCGAATGAAGAAACTGGTAAAGGATAGCAAATGACACTTTCAAAGAAAGAGAAGCTTGTTCTTGTAGAGTTCTTAGAAGAACTCAGCTTGTATCAAGGTAACCAAGTTTGCAATGACTGGAACTTTCCTGATGACTGGTCAAGAGAAGAACAAATTAAGCTCGTGAAGGAATTTCACGACTACAATGGCGATCCACAAGAGTTCAACGAAAAGTACTTGAACATACACGACTATGCAGTAGTTGGGTTGCTGGCTCACAAATTACGTGAAGAAATAGAAAAGGAATAACAATATGACATTACTCGACACAATTAAGGCTGCACAGTTGCAGGCCCGTAAAGTTCGCAATCCAGTTGCAACAGCATTGCTCACAACTTTGATCGGCGAAGCAGTTAATGTCGGTAAAAGTAACGGCAATCGCGACACAACCGACAGTGAAGTGATGGCTGTCATCAAGAAGTTCATCGCAAACGCAACAGAGACGATGGCAGCCGTTAAGGACCTGCCTCAAGAAGTTACCAAAGCTATGACTGAAATTGCTATTCTGCAGTCATTCCTTCCACAACAGTTGTCTGCTATGGATCTTGAAGCCGCAATTGATGCATCGATTGTACTCAACAGCGCGGTTTCAATCAAAGATATGGGCAAAGTCATGAAGTCTCTGAAAGAGAAGTATGATGGTCAGTTCGATGGTGGCGCCGCTTCTGCAATCATCAAGAAGAAGCTTGGAGTTCAGTGATGTCTGACGATGCACCATTAGTTGTCACAACACCTGCAGATAGTTTGATACAGGTGTTGCCTGCGCCAGAACATGGCCGCCGCATGGAAACAGGTCCATTACAATTTGGTGATGATTGGCCTGGTGTTTTCCTGCGTGGAGATCACGCATTGCCAGCCGCGTTCTATTTGAGTATGTTCCTTGAAGCACATCCCCCTAAGGAAGGTGACGATCCTATCACCCGACACTATGTGGAGTCGCTGTTGAAAGATTTGATTAGCTGTGATGCGACAGGTGTCACAACTGATTTCGTGACTAAGGCTAAACCAGCAGGAAATGGTGGATGGTAACATGAAAATTGAAGAACTAAAAGCTATTAACAAGCTCGTCGAAGAACTTCGGGCATACCGACATGTCGGTGCATTAATGAAAGCAGGAACATTCATCACAATGTCATATTGGTTTGAACCAACTGGAAAAACAGTCAAGGAAGGCGGCGGTCAGACACACATAACATTGAATGCTGTTGATGCTGGTCAGATGAAGTTCATGTTTGAATCGCGTGTTGATGCTACGCTTGCAAAATTGAAGCAGTACGGAATTGAAGAATAGTTGTAAGTTCTGTGATAGAACAATTTTGAATAAGGGATCTCAGAAAGCTCACCAAATGAGCTGTAAGAAGAATCCTCGTAGAGTCAAACATTACCACAGTCCAGATAGTGGTGCACAGGAGGGATGTGAGTCTTGGAGTAAAGGGAAGAAAGTAGGCACACATCCCAAATGGAAGAAGCTATTTCCGTTGGATAAGGTGTTAGTAGCGAACAGTACATATTCTCGGGTTTGTATTAGACGCAGAATCTTAGAAGAAAAACTGATTTCATACGAGTGTAAATTGTGTGGTCTGGGACCAAGTTGGCATGGAAAAACAATGCCGTTGATTTTGGATCATGAAAATGGTATAAATAACGACAATAGATTAGAGAATTTGAGATTTGTCTGTAGTAATTGTGATTCAACATTACCAACTTACAAGTCTCGAAATCGCAAATAGACTATGGAAGCGTACTCAAGTGGTTTACGAGACTGGTCTTGAAAACCAGCGGCCCCTCACGGGGCCCGTGAGTTCGAATCTCACCGCTTCCGCCAAATTTAAGCATATGATTAGCAATGGATTGTTAATCGCGTGAACAGAAGTCCGGGCTGAAATTATGGTATAGGCACTGGTGGAGTAACGGTGAGCATCGGTAACTCACTATGCTTAATTGATTTGTTGAGGCAGTAAGTATGAATGACAAGATCGCAAAACGTAGGATCAAACCATCTCGGGCAACAGTTCTGAAATTACTTGCAGAAGCTCATCGTTTGCTTGATCGTGCAGGTGAGTTACTACTAGATGCTCGTGCTAAGCACGAAGCAGAAGTTGAGCGCCGAAAGAAAGCTGAATCGGATGCTGCTGATTGAACTTCACAAATCGAAAGCAACTGGTCAGATAACGCCTGAACTTTCATCCTTACTGCTTGCAGAAACGAATCAGATTGTGCGTGAGCTCAAAAGCAACGATCCGCCGTCCTCTGTTGCAAGAGCTATGGCCAATCTCCATCGTGGATTGTTGTATAGCTTTGATCCTCAGTTGATTGTCAATACCCAACAGGCTAAACTACTGGTTCGTACTATCGTAATGAACTGTGTGTAACCATGTTGGCATATCCATCCATCCCACGTTGGCAAGAAGGTCGAGGTTTCGGCAAGCCTTGCATTGCCTTCTACAAATACGACGGATCGAATATTCGATTTGAATGGTCACCAAAGCGTATGTGGCATAAGTTTGGTTCCAGAACTCAATTGCTCGACCGCAGCCATCCAATTCTTGGAGAGTCAGTTGACCTCTTCTTGGATGAGTATCGTGACATGTCAAAGATCATTCCTGAAGTGGTGTGTGAATACTACAAACAGAAAGTAGAGCGCATCGTTGCGTTTGCTGAGTTTTGGGGAGCAAATAGTTTTGCTGGAACCCACGAACCAACAGATCCTAAACTTCTAACACTGTTCGATGTGTCAGTGTACAAGAAGGGATTTCTTCCCGCACGAACATTCATGAAGCTGTTTCCTAAGAAAGAATACAACTGGGCTGCCCGAGTTGTTTATGAAGGAAATATGAATCAACCTTTTATTGACGCTGTTCGTCATGGACAATATGAGCTCGATGAGGGTGTCATTTGTAAGGGTCTAGATTGGTCAGCAAAGATCAAGACCTTTGATTACTTGAATAGGTTGAAGAATAAATATGGAGACGAGTGGGAAAAGTATGGAGAGTGAAATTCAATTCTGGACACCTAAAGAAGGTGAAGAGTTCACACTTCGTTTTGTAGATGTTCCTTCTCGGTGGAAAGCCAAGAATGGTCAGATGCAGTGTGGACTGTGTGGCAAATTCATGCGCAGAGAATCAGATTTTTGGGGCATCAGTTGGAGATGCATTGATATGTCCTTCGATGACTACTACGGAGCTTGGGAGCACCGATGAACGCATTAGATGAATTCGACAATAAGTATCCGATCACGGATATCCGTGAAGATGGTTCTGGCATGACAGTATGGACTGCACCAGGTATTGGCACACAGTATGATGTACGAGGACGTGTAATTGGTCGTATCATGTGTCCTTACATTCCAGTTAACATTGTACCTGTACCAAAAGGTCAGCAATGGTGGATACCAGCTGGTGTTCGAAGACAGGAACAGATTTCTGATTACGATAGAGCGATGGAAATAGTTGAGTAAAATGGAAGGTTGCCGGAGAGGCTGAACGGCGCTGTCTCGAAAACAGATGGGTGTAAAAGCCACAAAGGTTCAAATCCTTTACCTTCCGCCACGATTGAATAAGAACAACGACAATGGTAATGCAAGATGCGTTTGATGACTATCAAAGACTGTTAGACGAAATAGCTGAAGAAATTCGCAAAGAGATCGACAAACAGATCATCGAAGAAATCATTGAGAATATGAAAAAGATCGATCACGATAATTACGACAGAGCAATGAAAGGAATTTTATGATCCATGTAACGGATGAGACGTTTGAACAGTTATCAGAGGTTGGGTTTGTAGTTGTAGATTTTTGGGCTCCATGGTGTGGCCCTTGCAAATCACTGATGCCAGTGCTTGAAAAAGTAAGCGCAGATCGCAACTTGACCGTCCTATCTGTCAACATCGATGAAGTTGAAGGTGTAACAAAACAGTTCGGTGTTAGAAACATCCCAACTCTCGTTGTACTTCAAGACGGAAAAGAAGTAGCTCGTAAGATGGGCTCTCAAACAGTTAAAGCCTTAAATGACTGGTTGGATACATTCCCATCACAGGCTGAACGTGAAGTTGCAACAGACTTAGAATTCTTACAGTACTTCTTTTCAGCAGCAGATTTTGGTCCAGCAGATGGTGATGTTCGTCTGATCATTGAAGAACAATTCACTATCGATACTGGTAAAGAAGTCCCAGCTGGTTACAAAACTGAGTCTTAATTCGCACATACATATAGACTGAACTAGTCTAGGAGAATTTAATGGCCAAAGCCAAAAAAGCAAAGAAATCAAAGAATACAACTGTTGCACCAACAGTTATCACTTGTTCAAATTGTAAGGCCATGGTAAACGTTGCAGTAGATGCAGTCGCCGAGGCAGGCGATACTGGGCATACAAAATGGAAGCTTGTCCGCCGCCGCGGAAGATTGAAACTGATTGCTGTTGCAGAATAATCTACTCGACACATGGATGTCGTCGTAGTGCAGGTGTAAAGCCTGTCGTGTGTCGCATCTTATGGGTGCGTTAAGTCCGAGCGGTTTCGGCTATTCGGGATGTGGTGGAATTGGCAGACACACTTGCCTTAGGAGCAAGCGCCTAACAGCGTAGGGGTTCGAGTCCCCTTTTCCCGACCAATGTTGACTTTAACCCCAAATGTAGGAGAATGAATGGACTTCATAGCTGGATTTGCTTTTGGTATTCTGACAACACTAGCTGTGGTTGGTTTCTTGATTTATCGAGTAGCCAAATTTGTTCTTAACTATCTTGGGGAAGAGTAGTATGCCAATTAAAGCCCAATCAGTATCGTGGACATTCACACCTGATGAAGTGAAAGAAATTCTGAAGGAACACTTCTACAAGCAAGAACCTTCCACACGAGAGAGTCGTTTTGAAATTTCCTTCAACATCGGCACAAGCTACGATCATTTTGAGCGTGCTGGTTCTGCAAATCTGACCAACGTAACTGTGACAGTTCGTCATACTAATGGTCCAGGCTAATGACCATTGTTTCCAACATTTTGTGGTACTGCAAACAAGCAGATGATCACCATCCAGAACGTACACAGTATTCGGTTCTTGCCGCCGCTGTGTCTGAAATGGGCGAACTCGCCGAAGAAGTTGCTATCGAACAGGGTGACTTGTCCAAACAGACAGGCCCAGATGGAGTCATCGGTGAAGCTGTGGACGTCATTGCAGCGGTTGTTGATTTGATTTACCTCACAAATCCGAACATCACTGAGAAAGAGTTGTCCGAGATGGTGAACGCAAAATGCTGCAAGTGGATTCGAAAAATCCAAGAGAGAAAGAAACCCGAATAATTCATTAGGGTCTCAATCCCAGACCATAAATAGTGTATCTTTACGAGGATACACTATGACCATTAAGTTCAACGATACATGGCCGCTTAAGGCTTTACAGGAAGCCAGCGTTAAGCTGGATGCACTTTTCGAAGCAGCATCTGAATCAGAGCGAGCACCTATCAAAGCACAGCAACAGTATGTTCGTGCACTTATTGAAACCAAAGGTCCAAGACAGAGACCAGACAACACAGTCGTACACGTACGTAAGCTTGCTGGTCTAACAGAACGTTTCGACGACGATGAACACGATCGTTTTGCTGATCCAGATTCAGCTTTTGGCGCATCTGGTCGCAAAGACATTGATCCTGACAAGATTGTCGCTGGTGCCGAAGACGGTGTTACAAAATTCCCAGGCGTTCGTCCACCACATGTGGGCAGCGGTAAAGGTCCAGCACCAAAGCCAGCTATGTCCCGTCGACAAGCTGCAAAGAACATCGATCCAGAAATTGCTCGCCAGTTAGCGGGCGAAGACGGTGACGATGCAGATGATGAAGCTCTAGCAGCTCAGACAGCAGCTCCAGCAGGTGATGCAGGTTCTGTTGCAGATGCTCCACTTGACGGTGCAGCTCCAGTATTAGATCCATCAGCAGCAGCTGCAGCTCCAACCAATGCAATGGCACGTGGCGAGAAGGCAAAGAAGGCAGCTGAATATTTGATTCTTAACAAGGGTGCATCACGCGGCGAATTCATGAAGTTTGCAGCTCGCGAACTTGGAATGTCAGGCGCATACGCAAACACATTCTTCTATGCTCTCAAGAAGAGATTGACAGGTAAGACACCTCCTGAAGCAGCAGCAACAGCTGATGCTGCAGTTGCACCAGATGCTCCTCCAATGGAGACATGGACAGTTCGCAACGATAAGAACCTGGCTCTTGCAGACGGTTCTGGATACGATATTCCTGTATGGACACCATACGATCGTGAGAGTGCATTCGAACCAAAGATTTTTGAAAACGAAAGATATGCTCAGAAGGCTGTTGAAGCCATTCAGAAGTATGGCTTTCACAAGGTGAAGGTTATCAAGGAAACATTCTAATGAAAATCAAGGACATTATCCCATTAACAGAAGCAAGAAATCGTGCAACACTTATCCCTGGTAAAGGCATGGCACTTATGAGTGCTGGTCCTGGCCACGAGAAAGAGAATCCATTTGACTCAGACACCAAGCACTATGCCAAGAAGGCAGTGAAGGCTGTCAAGAAGGCATTTGGTGGTAAGAAGGAAGAGAAAGATGCTTCTCAACCAGCTTAAGACTCCATCATACGTAGCCCTTAGTAGCTTGGAAGAAATGTATGTTGAACTTGCAACAGAGTTTAATGCATTTGTTGACCACGTGTCTCAGTTGAACGAAGCTGTAACAGCTCCGTACGATGATGATATTGAACTTCAGATCGATGAGATTTCAAAGAGACTTGAAGCAGCTAAGTTAGGCTTGAAGATCGCAAAGAGACTTCAAGATCCGAAAGAAAAGAAGAAGCACACGCTTCGTATTCTTAGCAACATGAAACAGATCAAGCGTAGCATGAAGAGTGTTACAAACTTGATGGCACAGTTCTCAAGAGCCGAAGATGACTTTAGTGATGAAGTGTTTGGTCAGGAACCTAAGTTTGCAAATAACTCACCTGTCCAGCAACAGATGAAACCAGACTTTCGTGGAATGAGTGCAGAACAGGAAGAAGAATCAGGCCAGACCTGTGGTATTTGTGATCAGAAAGCAGATCATTTACACAAGACAAGAACAGCAGCTGGTGACGTCCAAGGATGTGACCACTGTGTATATGGTGGGTCCTGCAAAGGCTAGAACGTAGTTGACTAATTAGGTTAAGTAATAGACGATACGTAAAGCCCTACATAATAGGGCTTTACTTTTATGGATGGTTGGCAGAGTGGCCGATCGCACTTCTTTGCTAAAGAAGCGACTCCGAAAGGGGTCCGAAGGTTCGAATCCTTCACCATCCGCCAAGATTTAATGACGACGTGGCTGAGAGGCTTAGGCGGCTCCCTGCAAAGGAGTTCCACGGGGGTTCGAATCCCTCCGTCGTCTCCAATTCGATGGTGGTATGGCGGAGAGGCCAATCGCGACAGTTTCATAAGCTGTAAAGTCGCTGGTTCGAATCCAGCTACCACCACCAGATTTATAAGGCATCCGATATGACAACAGAAATTGAATTTGCTCCGTTGCTAACGAAACATAACGCCACAATGGATGCTCTCCGGAAGCGCGAGAGCGAAACACTTCAAGAGTTTTGGAATCATGTTAACCCAGCTCTCACAGGCAAGCTAACTGGTCCAGATGTGAACTGGACAGAGTTCCACTCTAAGCGAAATGTTCTATTCTCAAAATGGAAAGCTATCAAGGAATTGCAAGTATCAGAAATTCAAATCCTGTTGGAGCTGGTTGCCAAATGAGCATAATGTCAAAACCAAGAAGTGATTCGCGTGTTCTTTCGTGGATGCTCCTAGAGGGTACCATAGCAATCGCTAATGATCCAAAGTGTCCTCAAAATGATCATCGTGAGATCTATTTGAACTCTACATATCGATTGATCGAGAGTATCAAGTACGATCAGTTTGCTAGAATGCACTACACACAGCTCGACAGCGATGGTGATATGGATATTGAACCTGCCTTTGATAAATGCAAGGGTAAGTTGACACGAGAACAGTGTTGTGATAAGCTTCAGTCTGTGTTGAAAGACGTCTACAAGGAAACAGCAACCAAGACGGATAAGAAATGGTTAGTTTCAAAGTGCACCAGATTCATCAAAGAGCTGAAGAAGGCGAAGCAGCATGAAGGTTAAACAACTAATCGAAGCATTACTGAAAGCTGATCCTGAACTGGATGTTTGTACCTTTTCTGATCAAGGAGTCGTAAGATTATCAGCTCACGATCACGAGGTTGCTGTGTATGAGGGCGAATATGAAACGGATAACTATCCAAAGTTAAATGTTTTATATAGATGTGGACAATATGTTGGCCTTGGTAATCCAGCAAATTGGGATGATTTAGCCCCCTGCGACGTTGTGAATCCTGTTAAAGAGCTGGTAGATTTTGACGATCTGGAAGATTGATTGCGGAATTGGCCCATTGGTTGGGTTTCAGCCTTCCAAGCTGACCAAAGGAGTTCGATTCTCCTATTCCGCTCCAAATATCATAAATAGTTGTATGAAAGTACTGCAATTGCTCGAAGGTAACAAAAGACCAAAGATCACATACCGTGAAAATGGTGATGGATCTTGGACAGCTCGCGTTGAAACAGAAGGTGGTGTAACCGCTTTTTCACGCAAGAAAAGAGCAGATTTAGAGAAGTTCATCAACGGTCGGTACTTTAGCAAATCTACCAAGTACGACGACTAAGATTTATGGCCTCGTGGGGGAATTGGTAGACCCGTTGGTCTAAGAAGCCAATGACGAAAGTCGTCTCGGTTCGAGTCCGAGCGAGGCCACCAAATTCTTGTTGGAAGGTTTACATGTACGTTTGTGTATGCTATCGTGTATCAGACGAAGTTCTCAAAGAACACATTGCAAAAGGGTTTACAAAAGAACAATTAGCTGAAAAGCTTCATTGTATGACCAATTGTGCTTCGTGTGAAGGAACTATCGAAAGCATGATTGAGGAATACAAAGATGGCAATGGTTGAACGAATTGTACGTAACGCAATCGTATGCGTACTATGTAAGGAAGAGATTGAAAGCGTCCATAGGCACGATTTCAAGTGGTGCAAGTGCGGTAAGGTTGCCGTTGATGGTGGTAAGGACTATCGTCGTCGTTGTGGTGAGAGTTTCAACTATATTGATATTTCTGACGTCTACGAAGAAAACGTCAGAATGTCGTGGGAGGTATGAGTATGTTTGATGTTGTACTACCGCTGAAAGAACAAGCTATGCTGACAACACTGCTCACGCAGCCACATCGATATTACCACAATATCAATCATATCAATGATTTGTTGATTGAGTTGGACGATTGGGCTCCCCGCGCTGGTTACGCTGACAACGTCAAGAGACTTGTGACATACGGGATTTGGTATCATGATGCCATTTACAACACGTACAGTGCGCCAGGCTCAAACGAGCGGTTGAGTGCTCGTCTGTTTGAGCAACAGCATCCTGAGTTCGAACCATTCGAGCTCAATTGCGTAGTTGAGATGATTGAGGCTACTGCAAAACATACATCTCAACAGGATATGCGCGAAGGCAGCAAAGATCGTTACATCGACATTCATAATGCTGTGATGCTGGATTGTGATCTTGCTGGATTTGGGCATTCGTGGGAAGTCTACGAAATGAATGGTGAAAACATTCGCCAAGAGTACTACAAAACCTCCGATGCAGATTTCTACGCCGGCCGTTACCAGTTTTTGATGAAAATGCATCAACGAATGAAGTTGTTCGGTTCGATTTACTACACTCGCCATTTCCAGGCGAGGTATGATGCTCAGTCGAAAGAGAATATTGAAAACGACATCATCATAATCGAAGACATTTTAGAGATTCCTGCTGAGAAGTCGATTCTGACATGGAAACCGTAATCACAGTTTGGGAAAAGTGGTATGACGATACGTGGAATTTCAATCACATTTCCGACGGATATGATCCAACGCTGACAGCTCCTGTGCCAATGTGTGAAAACCAAAAGAAGAGTTGGAAACCCTGCAAGTGGCGTTCTAGGAAGGCATCCTTGATCGACAATGTTGTGATCGAAAACATTACAGGGTAAGATGTTTATATCTTACTGACAAGATTTCAAATCGCATAATTTGGCCGAGTGGTGGAATTGGTAGACACACCTGACTCAAAATCAGACGCTTAATCGCGTGTGGGTTCGATTCCCACCTCGGCCACCAAATTAAATGAGCGGATCAGTAATTACCAACTGACCACCACCAGGTCCATAACGAACCATCAGGTTTGAACCATGCATATCGATGTGGCCTTTTTCTTTAGCGAATATTGGATCTTGGCTCAATCTCTTAATCGCATGAAGCGCATACTTCAACAACGGATCCTTGACGCGTGTCATGTCACCTTGCAATGATTGCTGAAGCAATCTAACAAGTGCTGATGTAACGGTGAATGATTTATCCAATGTTTTAAGCAATGGACCTTGTGGAATTGTGTCCAGTTTGAACATTGGACGACTCTTACGACCTTCAGGAGAAGCTTTGCCTTGTCGATGACCGAAGTGGTCTCTCAAGTCTGCGTTGACTTCAGATTCAAAATCGTGAAAGGCACGATTGCCTATTGCTAACATAACTTCTGGTTCAACTGCATCTGCTTTTGTTAGCTTTTCAATTTCAGCGACGTACATGTCTTTGTCATCGTCGTCACGGGTATTGTTGTAGATTCTGATATCGTATACGCGAGGGAAATAAGGATTTGAAGATGCTAGTTTGCCAACTGTTTTGATGTAGCGCAGATAGCCATCAGTCTCAGCATTGCCCACTACACCTGTTTTGATAACACTGTTAGGATGTTTCTTGCGTTGAGCTGCCATTCCGTACGAACCTTTGCCCAAGTATTGAAGATTGTCGCTACCTTTTATGCTCTTTTGAGCATGAGTAAGGCGCGCAGGACTTGCGTAGATGTTCTTCTGGCGAATTTGAGGGTCAATGAGTTCAAACAGCTTCATACAGTTATTTATCTGTTGATTTCCCCTTTTGTAATGATTTATATATACCCGTGCAATGCCTTCGGGATTGCTGGTGGAGGAAGACCGGCGTCAAAACCGGTCGTCCCTTTTACTAAACGGACGCCTGTATAGGGTCCATTTTACAATTCTTGCTTGCTTAAGGAGATACGGTATGAGTAATGATGTTGAACGTTTATTCGCGCTTCTGTCGCGCAACACTATTGGTTTCGAAAATCTATTTTACGAGTTTCTAGCTCGTCCAACAGTAACCTTCCCACACTACAATGTGATTAATGAGAACGATTATTCCTACATTGTAGAAGTTGCAGTTGCTGGGTATGCCGCATCCGATATAGATGTGTTCCTGGGATCTAATTATCAAGGTGGTGCCAGAAGGAACATGTTGACTATCAGTACAAAAACACAAGGATCCACTGAACAACAGGAAGATCCTAAAACCAAATCACCTCATGCAAATCCGACGTTTGTTCATCGTGGTATTGCTAAAAGAGATTTTAATCTCACCTTTGCACTTCCTGAATACTTCGAAGTGAAAAGTGCTGAATTCCACAATGGGTTGCTCGTTGTTAGATTGCTGAGAAATACTCCAGCACCTGAGCAACCAAAAAGGATCCCTATCACTCACTGGAATAATATCCCAGTGGGAGAATGTCGCCCCGTTGGCCCAGGTATTACAGTGTAGTAAAAAGGGCGCTGGAAACAGCGCCCTTTTCTTTCGATTGGTAACCATGTAGAATTCTTGTATAAGTACCCAATATCTATAAGGGTACACTACAATGAAGAAAACATACATGAATATCAAAAGCAAGCTAATTGCAAAAATCAACAACCTCTATCTTGCAATTAGAAATTACTTCGAACAGCGTTGGGTCAAGCGTCTCGTTCAAGAGCTAACATCAGACATTACAGACGATGCTGCTCGCAGAATTTACATACAGCTGCTGAACAATAACATCGAACAATTGAGAATTGATAGTTATGGTTCGACCACACATATCATTTCAAACCGTCGTGATCGAATTGCATTTTTTGCAAAGACCATCAAGAAGGCAATTGAAGTTACACTCCCAATAAGAGGGCTTGTTGGTATTCAACCAATGTCTGGTCCGGTCGGTCTTGTATATGCATTGCGCTATCGTGAAACAGATCCAACCAACGAATCACCTGTTAAGCACATGACATTGGATGTTATGAGTGAAGCAGTGGCTGCTGATACCCGTAATCTTCAAGCCTCATATACGATTGAGGCGATGCAAGACATGAAAACACTTCATGGCATTGATGTTGAAAAGGAACTATCAGACGCTCTTGGTATCGAATTCGGTATTGAAGCTCAAAATGAAATTCTCAAAGATGTAGTACAGTTGGCGGAGAAATCAGGAAATGTAGTTGAGTTGAAACCAAACAGAGTATTGTTTTTAGCTGAAGATGCATTGCATATTGCACTTGCAAGAGTCGCAAATGAAATCGCTCGTAAGACACGACGCGGTACTGGCAATTTCATTGTAACAAGTCCTTTGGGTGTTACCATACTGCAAACAACACGAGGTCCATGGCAATTCAGACCTGTGAAACAATCTGGCACCTATGTTGGTGGTGTAACCTATGTTGGTGACATTATTGGTGTCACACTGGCAGCTGAGCAGGTAATATACAAGGTATATTCGTCACTTTCATCATTGTCCCTGTTTCCTGATAATGCAGGTGTTGATTTCTTAGTTGGATTCAAAGGTAACAACGGTGAAGTTGATTCTGGTTACTTTTGGGCACCATACATCACTGCAATGACGCGTGGTGTTATGGTAAATCCTAATACATTCCAACCACAGGTTGGTTTCTACACAAGATATGGTAAAGTATTCACAAAGCCTACTGAAGACCCTGCTTCAAAGGTTTCAGCAAACTATTATGGATTAGTTAAAGTAATTTCAACCGAATCATCGCAGGCTGAAGAGACTACGGTCAACCCAGCTTGAGGAAGTTCGCGACATGCCGGAGACCTGTAGGAGACGATTGTGCAAGCATTCATTGATTTTCTAAATCATGGTCTAACGAAAGACGAACGTTTTGCGTTAGGCGTATGTTGCTTCTTAGTGATATACGCTATACTGTGGCATTTAGATAACCAAATGAATAAGCACAATCGTCGTTAGTACTACTGATACGAGTAAGCGGCATGCAACACAAACAGACCATAGACGAAGTCTCAGTTAGATGGTCGGGTAGTGGCTTAGAGGAATGATGATTTAGAAACAGAATCGCGGCTATGAGTTGAATATTATGGAAAGAAAATACAGAGGTTGTAAAATAGAGGCTTTGTTCGATCAGCCAAGAGGTTGGCGTGCTGCAAAGTGGTCTGAACTTGAATGTGGACAATCTATTGTTGTGGAATCTAAAGATGGATGTGTTCACACACATACGTGTTATCGAGCTCCCAAGCCAAAGAACATGTCACCGCTTCAGTACTACAAGAAGTACAAGGTAGTGCCTGATCGATATGAATATGTGCATAATGGACGGTATTACTGCAATCCAGCACATTGCTCGCAATCATGGAAGAACAAGAAGGAACGGGATAAGCATTTGAATGGTGCATACTCCCTGTTAGATTAATATGAGAAAAATTGAACTGGCAAGGGATGATCTGGGTGCAAAGGTGTTAGCCGATGGAAAGCCAATTACTATTGGTTGGACCAAAGAACTTATTGAAGATCTTGGTGGTGTGTGCAACCTTGATGTTGGCTTAGAGATAGCTTCAGTAATGGAAGAAGTCATGAAGCAAAATACAGATCTCTCTGACGATGAACGGGCAGAAGTAATGCGCCAATTTTTGCATTTGGAGAAAGAGTAATGTGTGCAATTAGCGTAATACACGACTATGGTCGCAGCATTCCAGATACTGAGTGGAATCGCGAGTCACTTGAAGCATTCAAGAAGCTCGTGGATGAAGCAAAAAAGTTCGATGAAGCAACAAAGCAACCACATTGTGAAGATCCAGAAAAGTTGAAGTGGGTTGAAGTGGTAGAGAGCAAACTTGAATGAACAAGCCATGGATTGTGTTTGAAGTTCATCCATATGGAAAGGACAAAAACGACAAAGTCCATAGCAAGCATGAATTTGAAAGTGACGCTATTGATACAGCGTAGAAATTGAACAGCAACACTCAACCAGAAGGTCCGCAGTATATTGTTGCTCAACAACGCAACCGCGATAAATAACAGTTTAACACAAGGAGACGACGATGAAACTTAATATCGAAATCAGAGCCGCAGAAGGCGGAGACGATAGCAAGCTTTTCGTTGGCGACTTAGCAAGTGCGTACATCAGAATGGCTAACAAAGCTGGCTGAAAGTGTACCGTTCTTGAGAAGAAGCCAAGCGAGAAAGGCTTCTTTCAAATAGTCCTTCAAATCGAAGGCAACAATCTACAACAACTGCACCATGAAGCTGGTGGACACCGTATACAACGCGTGCCTCCAACAGAACGGCATGGACGTGTGCAAACAAGCACAGTTACTGTTGCTGTGATTGATCCAAACAAGAACGTAGAGCATCCAAGTTTGAAACGTGATGAAAACGATTTCAAACTTGAGTGGTACTCAGGTTCTGGTTCGGGTGGTCAACACAGAAATAAACATCAGAACAGTTGTAGAATAACCCATATTCCAACAGGAGTAGTGAAAACCGCACAAACGAGAAATCGCCAGTCCAGTGAGAAAGAGGCAAGGCAATCCTTGTTAACCCACTTGGATAGCATGTACCATCAAGCTAAGCGAACCACATTTGATTCAGACCGTAAGGGTCAAGTAGGGTCAGGCATGCGTGGAGATAAGATCCGCACATACCGTTTCCAAGATGATCGTGTTGAAGACCATCAGACAGGAAGAGGAGCTTCGTGTAAGAAGGTAATGGGTGGCAATTTTGAGAATTTGTGGTAATCAATGACGAGGATAAAAATATGCCGCGCAAATACGTATACACAGATCAGAAATCAGGCAAACAGTTGTTTGAAACAATTGTTGCCAACTACGTGTCATCAGAAGATGTAGACAAGCAGATGTTTGAAAAGACAAAGCGTGATCCACGTTTGGATCCGTTCATCGAACGTAAAATCACTGTCGTTGGTGAGACAGAAGTTAAACAAGGCGGTCGGTTCGACAAGAACAAGAAGACTAAAGGATTTGTATGAAAGAAATTCCAATTTCAGCTGCAAAAGATATTGCTCACAAATATGGCTATGATCAAATTGTAGTTATTGGTCGCAAGACTGGTGACAATGGTGGTGAACATGTCACAACGTACGGTGTAGATAAAGAGCACTGTGGCGTTGCTGCTCAGATTGGTGATTTTCTGAAATACAAAGTCATGGGATGGAAAAAGGAAAGCTAATGTATATTTCACGTGCTCTTATAATCAAAACTCCTTGGACAGATCTTATCCTGAAGGGTGAGAAGACATGGGAGATCCGTGGCAGCAAAACAAATATTCGTGGTACGATCGGTATTATTGAATCAGGTACTGGTACGATCGTTGGAGCAGTAGATCTGATCGATTGTATCGGTCCATTGTCTGTTGAAGAGATGAATAAACACGGAAAGAAACATCAGCTAATAACACCAATGTACGCTGACGAGATGCCATATCCTAAAACATATGCTTGGGTTGTTGACGGTCCCGTTAAGTTTAAGAAGCCCGTCCCGTATAACCATCCCATGGGCGCGGTGATCTGGGTTAATTTGGATAACACATGACTGAACCATCACATGATCTTGTTGGCCTAATGTTCGGTGGCACTAGCGATGAAGCTGAAGTAGTTCGGTGGTGCCGCAATTGCGGCGCTGTTGTAATCGACCTTGAATATGATGGTCGTACCGCAGCAGGTGCCATCATGAAGATGCGTGTACCAACACTGACACAGGATACACACTGTCGTAGTCCAGATAAGTTGGAACATTACAGACAAACTGGAAAGAACCGTAAATAATTTGCCCCTATAACTCAGTGGCCAGAGTACGTCGCTTCGAACGACGGAGTCGGGAGTTCAAGTCTCTCTAGGGGTGCTAACAAGGAGAATGATAGATGGGTTGGATTGGTGTAGACTTAGATGGCACACTAGCTGTGTATGATAGTTGGAAAGGTGGAGAGATTGGTGAGCCAGTTCCTGCCATGGCGTTTCGAGTCAGAAAATGGTTAGCAGATGGAAAAGAGGTTCGCATCATGACAGCTCGTGCTTCAGTTCCTGAATTGATTCCGGCTATTGAAACATGGTGCGAGACGCACTTCGGCAAGAAGCTTCCTGTTACGAATGTCAAAGACTTTTCAATGATTGAACTTTGGGACGATCGTGCTATCCAGGTTGAGCCAAATACTGGACGTAGGATGGATGGAAAAGACTAAATAGTGATGAATAAGAGAAACCACGCATTTGTGGTGGCTTTTTGGGGAACATACTGATGGCAACGAATATCAATCTTACATGGATTAACCCAACCAGCCGCATTAACAACGATCCGTTGAATCCATCAGAATTCACGACAACTATAGAACACATGGATCCAGGTGAAGGTAACTGGACTGTTATCGCATCAGATATCGACAGCAGTGTTACAGCATATGCATTTTTGAATGCTGCTACTGGACTTCACAAATTCCGCATATATGCGGTAGATATCAGTGATGTGCGTGTGAGTCATTTTGCTATGGTCAATGCTACAATTCATGAACCACGTCCATCATCAAGAGCCGCAGTAAGCGCGACAATTGTTACTACGTAACCCTATTAAAATTGTTGCCATCTTAAACTAACCATATATACTATGGCTTGCTGTTGCGTAGGGAAGGGTTACTTCATACTTTTTGTATAAAACAAGCTCTCTTTTCGACTTTGACTCAGCAACTTATTTTAGGCGCCGAAAGGCTAGGGAATTACAACCCCGAATCAACCAAGTTGTAAGACTAGATGTGACGATCAACTGTGAAGTTCTGCAGTCAGAACGGAGTTGGTTACATCGAACGAATATACAAATATACGTCCGTTGCGTAGTGAACAGATACTTCATATTAAAGCCTCACGGCTTTGCCAAAAAAGACTGTTTGCGAATTTGACTCGGCCATATATGAAAGAATTCTGTAGATGCACTCGCATCTCCGAACATGTCATATGCCTGTCATTGCATCGGTCGTAATAACCAAAGATGATAGGAGAACGATATGACAAAGTTGAATCAGAAGGGCGTATCGCGCCGCGCTACAGCACCAGTTGCAGTTAGCTACAATGGAAATCCACAGTTTGCACAGACAGAAGCTTTTGCTCTGTATGATCTTGTTGTGTCTCATTTCTTCGGAAAGGACACATTCTATGAATCAAACGATGAGCGCTTGAAGCGTCTTGAGACATTAGTTGCCGGCGTTGTTTCAACAGGCAACTTGCACTTCATCGCAAACACAATTGTCAATGCTCGTCATGTGATGAACATGCGTTCTATGCCTCTTGTCCTTGCAGTACATTTTGCGAAGGCTCTTCGTGATCAGAACAAGCAGTACCCACACCTTCGTGAAGTCATTCGTGACGTAATCGGTCGTGCCGATCAGATCACTGATTTGTACGCTGTAGCTCTTGGTGTCTTCGGTTCGAAGAACAAGATTCCACTTGCTATCAAGCGTGGTGTTGCCGATGCGTTCAACAAGTTCAACGAGTACCAGTTCGCTAAGTACAACTCAAAGGCTGCTGTGAAGCTTAAGGACGTTCTTCGTATCGTCCACCCAAAGGGTTCAACTGAAGAGCAGGGTGCGTTGTTCAAGCGTATCATGACAGACACAATGGCTGTGGCTGACACGTGGGAAGCAAAGCTTTCACAGAACGGTCAGCTTGATGAGAAGGAAAAGAAGTCAAAGGCCGACCTTTGGGGCGATATGCTTGCAAAGGGCAAGGGGTTTGGTTACATGGCATTGCTTCGTAACCTTCGCAACATGTGGGAAGCTCCAATCACAGATGCAAACAAGGCAATCGTTTACGAGCGTCTTGCAGATCCAGCTGAAGTGAAGAAGAGCAAGCAGTTCCCATTCCGTTTCGTCAATGCAATGACAAACGTTGCTCAGTTTGGTGACTCGAAGTTGAAGCGTGCATTGTCTCGCGCCGTTGATGCCAGCCTTGGTAACTTGCCACAGCTTGGCAACGGTGTTTGGATCATCATCGACTGCTCAGGCAGCATGGGTGGTGAGCGTTTCGAGAACGCATCATTGTTTGCCGCAGCCCTTGCAAAGGCCAACGCTGATGCTAAGAACGTTGCAGTAACAATGTTCAGCGACAACGCTAAGCACGTTACGTTCAATGGAGACAATCCTGTGTTGACGATTCAGGAAGGCTTCAAGAAGGAAATCTATGGTGGTGGCACCAACCTTCAGGCAGCTTTGGAATTGAAGAGCAAGCTTGGCTTTGAGCCAGACACTGTTATCGTGATCAGCGATATGCAGGTCAATGCATTGTCAGGCAGCCGCTATGGATCACGTGTAAACGTTGGTTCATTGTTCAAGTCAGGTACTGTCAAGGTTGCTATTAACGTAGCAGGCTATGCCAACACACCACTTACCGATCTTGATGGCTGGTATCAGTTGACGGGTTGGTCGGATCGTATCTTTGACTTCATCCCAGCAATGCGTGAGAAGCAGAGTGTCGTTCAGACATTGTCAACCCGTTATGAGGGTATCCCTAAGAGGGTAAAGACGGTTGAGGTCGAGGAAGTCGACGAAGTTGAAAAGGAAGCTGAATAAGCTGTAAACTAGGGGCCTGAAAAGGCCCCTTTTTATTGGAGACGCTTATGTCACTTACAGAGATCGTCGCTTGCATTCCAGCAGCATTTGGTGCTCTACTCTTCATTGGTTTCTTGTGTGCTGAATTTACACGGCCAGATGAAACAGAAATTTATGATGAGTATCGTCTGTGGGTCACAAAAGGGATCCACAAATGAAAAATCCAAAAACATTAACACCACAAGAACGTCTTGCTCGTATCGCAGAAATTATCGTCAATGTAGACGATCGCTGTATGGCATACGATGGTGCTGTCGGCGACACACTCGAAGAAATGACCAAAGATGAGATTCGTGAGATCTATCAAATGGCGATCGGCAAAAAGATCAAATATACTGTCGATTATAAGGAGCAATAAGAAATGAACATCATCGAGAAATTAGGAATTGATTTGCCGGCTGTGACTACTATGGTAGATGAGTACAACCAGTACTTGATTCAATACACCGTCAAGATGCAGGAATTGTTAGGAGATAAACTTCCATCAGTTGTAATTAACAATCTCACCGATGACGAACTTGCTGAATTGGTAGCCTTATTGCCACCTGATATGTTCTATCGAAATGAACTAAAGTTCATGTTGAAGATTCGCAAAGAGCGACAACAAAATGAATACAAGTTAGGTATCTAAATGGATATCATTAAGCCACCAAACAAGATTCGCATCTACGAAAATGAACCATCTGTTTTCTTGGCTGGTTCAATCGAGATGGGAGTAGCTAGACATTGGCAGGATGAGTTCACTGCTGAGCTTCAGATCCTTTTCCCTGATGAGGGGGTGATCTTGAATCCACGGCGCGTGGAGTGGGATTCATCGTGGGAGCAGAAAGAAGATAATCCAAAGTTTGCTGAGCAAGTAAACTGGGAATTAGATGCTCTAGATCGTTGTGGCCATATTGTAATGTATTTTGATCCTAACACCAAGAGTCCAATTTCATTATTAGAACTTGGGCTGTATGCCAGCAGTGGTAAACTACTTGTTTGCTGTCCAGAAGGATTCTGGCGAAAGGGAAATGTGGATATTGTATGCACCCGATACAATATACCAAAGGTTTCATCATTGAAGGAAGCAGCAATTTACATTGCTACGAGAACATATCCGCACATCTATGCTTAAGTTGAACCAACACACAGATTTGATTTGGTCAATCACAAGCGAAAAGAAAGAAGTAATCGCACGTACATTCATTCGCTTTCAAGAATTCTATGAGAATCCTGTTTTCAAAGGTAAGAAAGGATTCACAGTAGCAGACATTGAACAGTGGTGGACTAAAAAGTGTGAAGATGAGAAAGAGGCAGAAGATTACTACTCATATTGGTCGGGTTTCAATATTCCCGGTTGGGTTATTTTTGAATTCCTGAAGACCAAGTCTTTTCATCCGTTAACAGAACTGGAACAAGAGATGATCGATTTGCTTGAAGTGATTCCAGCAAAAGATCTGGCTAACGGCATTATACTTGGCGTTGGCGACGACACCGATGATGTGTTCGATCATGAATTTGCTCATGGCCTGTATAGCACCAACAAAGCGTACAACCATCGGCAGTTAGACAACTTGTGGGACCTTGAGAAGTACCACCCAAAAGTGTATGCCAAGTTCAAACAAGAACTATTGGATCTTGGATACCACGAATCTGTAATACAGGATGAAATTCATGCATACTGTTCAACATACGTATGGTATCTGACAAAGGAGTACTCAGAGATCTTTGGTTCAGATGTAGATAAGATCACATCTGGCTTTGTACGAACTTTTGAGTTCTACAAGAGTCAGAATGTACCTACTCTGTTAAAGGAATCCTTAGCGAACCGAGTTAGCTTGGCCGATAGAGTACGCGCGATTTTTCCAACCCTTCTCAAATACCTTAAGAGATGGTTTGTTCGCAATTAGTCTCTGATAGAAACCATAGGCTTCATTACAGTAAGCAGTGATTAGTTTCTGCTCCTGATCACCATCGCCAATTGCATTTAGTGTTGCGAAAGAAGCATTACCGAGCATACCATCAACTGTTAAGCGCAAACTAAATGCTTTGTTCATTGCTTCCTGAAGAAGAATATGTGCACGCTTTGCTCCCATGTTGACTGACAAGTCGAACACCTTTGTAGCAATCGTTTGATCGTTGATCATACCGTACTTGTACTTGTCCCACCAAGCTGTTTTGTATACTCTCTTAGCATCTTCGACGGACATGTTCTTGATGTCTTCACGATCGATATCACCGTCGTGATCGAAGTCGCCTACTGTTAGTGGCATCTCCTGAAGGAAGCGGAGGCTGACACCATAATTAGTTGCACCACCTGGATCGTTAGGGTTGTTAACGTAACCGCCTTCATGTTTAAGTAAAAGATTTATTGCTTTGTCAAAAGTGGACATGGTAGGATATCTCCTATAGATTAGGTTACTATTTACCAGAACACCAAGGAAACCCTCATGTCAAGACCCAGAAAGACCATTTGGATCACACTCCAATTCGAAGGCATTCACAAATACCCAGCTGCTTTAGAGAATCCAGCTCTTAAAGACGTAGACTTCCTTGGTTATCCACATCGCCACCAATTCCACGTGAAAGCAGAACTTGAAGTGTTCCACGATGATCGTGACTTAGAATTCATTCTGGTGAAGAGAGATCTGCAGAAGTCAATCCTGTCAGGCATTCTTCAGCTAGATCACAAGAGTTGTGAGATGATCTCTGACGACATCGCCAACTACCTCAAAGCAAAATATCCAAAGCGTTGGATCTGCATTGATGTATCAGAAGATGGTGAAAATGGATGCCATTGCGAGTATCCAGTTCAGAAGTTCTTTGGTGATGGCGGTGCAATGTGAGCTCAAGTTCAGGGTTCATTCGTTTTACTGATCCTCTCGATCGTGAACAGTTCCTCCTGCAGATCAATGCTGTATTGGGTGTCGATCATTTGTTCACTGAAGCCACAGACAAATGCATGTTGTTGTATCAAGATCTACATGACACATACATGCATGAGGTTCGTTGTATAGCACATAACTTTAGAGGTGAAATTATTGACAATTTCACCTACGAACCTTTGGTATGACCGTATATCCCTAACTACGTTTGATGGATAGTCGAAGGGAAAGTCTTAAGGGGACACAATGAAGAAGCAGAAAGTTCTAACACCTGAACAAGAAGAACAATTGGAATTCAAAAAGAATTTACGTCGATTAAACAATGGTTGGGAACTCCATTGTTGGCGAATGTCCTCGCCTCACAACTATTGGTTGACAGGCAAGCAATCAAATTCTGAACATCATCTTGATCGAAAAGCCGGTTTCAAGCTGGTACAGTATGTTGAAGGGAAGCAGTTTCGCAAGTATGAAAGCGAAGAGACAGTGCCATACTACAGTCTTAGACCAAGTCGCAAACCTGCGTTTGACTCTTATCAAGCACAAGAGACAATTTGGAGACGATATTAATGGATAAGACAATTCCAACGAAAGAAAAACCAGCATTTGGCATCATTGCACCAACTGCATATCTTGACAGATACTCAAACCAGTCAAATTTCCATCTTGTATTGGCACATCTGGTTGACACAGATTTCACATACATGGAATTCTACCGTGAGATGTCCCAACGTGGTGATTTTATTATCATGGACAATGGTGCATTCGAACTTGGTGAAAGCTACGCACCAGATAAGTTGATTGAACTTGGCCTCATGTGCCAAGCCGATGCCATTGTTCTTCCTGACTATCCATTCCAACCAGCAAAGAAGACAGTTGAAGCTGCTGAAGCTCTTGGCAACCAAGTCAAAGATGCAGGGTTCAAAACATTCTTTTGTCCTCAGAGCGAAGTAGGCCAACTTGAAGATTGGATCAAGGCGTACACATGGGCTTCTGCAACACCATGGATTGACATCATCGGTATGAGCATTCTTGGCATTCCAAATGCTCTACCACATCTGCCACGCGCTTATGCTCGTGTCGTTATGACACAGCTTCTGATTGATCGTGCATTGTTCAATCATTCAAAGTACCACCACTATCTTGGTTTGAACGCTGGTCCAAATCTTGAGATCCCTGCGTTGATCAACATGAGAGCATTAAACAGCTGTGATAGTTCGGGTCCAGTATGGGCTGGCATTTGCGGTCAGATGTACACTCCGGCAGCAGATTCGTTCCAGATGTCACGAAAGATTGACAAACATGTAGACTTCAGTTATCCTATGACATCAAACGAATACGTCCACTCGGCAATTCAGACGAACGTGGACATGACATTATCACTATTTGGACAATAAATGTTTTTAGATCCAGTTAAAGCCATCCAAGATGGATGGATTAAGTTTCCCGAATGGATGAATGCAGAATTCAAAGGCAAGTGTGTTCAACCTAACGCAATTGATTTCACGTTGGATCACATCTATCATGTTAGCTACAACAACACTTTTGAAATCAGCGAAACAGACAAAAAGATGAGAGGCAGTCATGAAATTGCAGCGTTGCCAATCGCTGGGGCTGCAAAGTTGAATGGGCAGCTCGGTTGGGCTCTGCATGATAACCAGATGTATGATTGTCTATCCGACTTCTATGTAGAGCTTCCTGAAGGTGTAGCCGCAATGATGGTTACACGTTCAA